TTATATTGAATATTGTCTAAGCAAATAATCTTCAAAAGCTTTTCTTTTTATTAAACGCTTACTGCCATTCCATAATACGAATTTGCAATCATTATCATTGGTTAATTCTTTGATTTTGTTCTCACCTATATTAAACAGTTCAGATGTTTCTTTTACTGTAAGTAGAATTTTTAAATGTGTTGGTACAGAAATTATTTTATTCTCCAAAATATGTCCTCCTAATTCTATTAACATAATCTGAAATTTGTTTAGCAATTTCTTGAACATTCTTAGATTCTACATTTATTGTATAATCTACCTCCTTTTCAATGCCATCAAACATTCCAACATCAGATAAATTTCTTCTATAACTTTCTTCAATATCATCTCCTCTTTTTAAGATTCTAATAAGCCTTTCTCTACGAGAAACATTCAAATAAAAAGAAACATTTAAATAAAAAGCATAAAAAATCTTTCTGGTTCTACACAAACTTCTTAAACCTGATGGAGTTAAAATCGCAATTTGATTTTTATCATTTATAGCTGAAAATTGGTCTTTTGGTGTTCCATACTGCCAATTATTATATGTAGCAGTTTCAAGAAAGAAATTTTGTTCTTTTAAATTATTAAATTCTTCATCTGAAACAAAGAAATAATCTTCGCCGTTGACTTCTCCTTCTCTTGGCAATCGTGTAGTGTATGTAACTATTTTTTCATAATTATAATTCTTACAAAGTTCATTTGTTACACTTGACTTTCCACAACCTGATTCACCTAATAAAACAATAGTCATTAATTTTCTCCTTTATTTTCTTTTTCAATAAACAACAATTCTTCTGCATAAGGTAGTTTTTTTGTCCAACTAATAAAATTAGGTTTACTTGAATCGTCTTTACCAGACCATTCATTTAATTTATGATTCATTCTTTGGTGTATCATATTAAATACATTTTCGTAAGTCATTGTAACTGTACGCTTTTGATTATAGCTTGACGGTAAAAGTTGAATTATAGCATACCAATATTGTTTGTCTTTAGTTTCAATATATTTCAATCGTAATTCTTCAAGCTTTGCAATAATAGTATCAAGAAAAACAAGAGATTCTTTATTTAATTCATCAAAACTAAAATCATTACGACAAAATTCTTTGCTATGAATTTTGTGCATCTTACTACATGAATTAGCAGTAGTTCCAATCTTATAAGTGTCATATTCAGACCACCAATAAAGCGGAGCGGTAATATCTACGCTAACAAAAATTTGTCGCATAAACTTTCTGTGTTCAGAACCAGCTTTAATAAGTGTCTGTGCAAGTTTCATATCATTTTCGCCTATTGTAAAAGTATCTTTACCACGGTTAATTTTATCTTGGCTAATAAAATCACCCCAGCTAATAGAATCGTTCTCAGATTCTGAAAGTTTATAATAGCTATCACTTCTATCCCAGCTATTCATAGGGTTTCGCATACCTCTTAAAGCACCTTCAAAATTAAAAACTTTTGTATTCTCAAATTTCATATATTATCCTCCTTAAAATAAATTACAACCTTGTTCTATAAATTCCATATTCTTTTCTTCATAGACTTTTTTTGTAATACCGAGTTGTTCACATACACATTTTTTACATAATACATCCCTGTTATCAACCTGATTCTCATATCTACCAAACAATTTAAAAAACATAGCAAGCTCATTTTCTTGCATTGTTTTTCCGCATTTGCCACAAGTTCTATTAAAATATTTTTTTGCCATATCTTCTGACAAACCTTTTAAATTGGCATATAATTTTATATTTTCGCCTGATTGTTTTTGCAGTAAATGATAATTTTTACCTGTAGGTGCTTTCCAAGCACCATTAGTCCACTCATCCTCAGTCCAGCCAAGCCTTTTGACTTTAGTAATTTCGTAATTTTTTATAATAGCTTGCCTAAACCATTCGTATTGATGTGGATAATAAACTTTTATAATTTCATCCTCGTAAGCAGATGAATACGGACAAATTAAACACCCTACTCTGCTGAATCCTATTAAATACCGTCTGTTTATAGGTAGTTTTTTGATTAACATTAAAAGCCAAACATCTATATTTTGAAGGTCTATAATAGGTGCAAGTTTTACCCATTTCTTTGGAAATTTAGATTTACCAAATAACTGATTATCGAAATCAAAATCCATTAGAAACTCATATTTTGCTCTTTTTGTGCTTTCATGTTTGCGTATCCCTAATACTTGTGCTATTTCGGCATTGTTATCGAATGTTTTTGTAGCTTGTCCTTCTTTATACACGGAACAACAAGACCTTCTAAATACATTAGGGAAAATATAATTATTATTTTTAATCCATTGTCGCCAACCGATTTTAGGATTAATGATTCTAATATTAGGTATTTGTTTTATTCTTTTATAGACATCAAATGTTTCATTACTGGTATTAAAAAATATAAATTCATAATCAGGTGTAAATTTTATTTCTTTTAACATATCATTCCATACAGACATTGTTAGTTCACTATCTTTACCACCTGAATGAGAGATTTTATAAATTTTATTAGGATGTTCACTTACATATTCAGCTAATCTATTTACACAATTATCATATAATTCATTTACCCTCTTACTTTCTCTATTAAGAGTTTCTGACATTGTAACAGGTACATAATCTTTAAATAATTCTCTATTATCTTTTTGAATTATGAATTTGCCGCCATTTTCCACTTTGAATTTTATGTATGGTTTATTTGAATATAAATCTAAATAAACTGTTTTTGTACTACCGCCAACAATCCAACAATCGTTTGGAAGCGATGCAATTTCTGGCATGTGAGATTCTATAAATTCCTTTTCTTCTTTGAAGATAGGTTTAGCTTTATATCTATTCTCTTGAATATTGCTACTTTGTTTAATGTTCACCAATATATCATTCTCCTTTGATATTATATGTTATTGTTATATATTTTCTTAATAGCCAACATAATATTTCACCACGCATAGTACACTCATTTTCTTTTATGCACTGCCATTTTTCAAGCATACCCTCAATTAAGAGATACAAACAATTTCTATACATGTCCATTACAGAGATTGTTCTTCTTGGAATTTTATCATATGTGTTTATTAATATATCTAAAATAATCGAACAGGTAGTATCAAATTCTTCTGATGAAAAGTTGAGAGGCAATTCATACGCTTGTATCAAAAAGAAAAACAATAATTCTTTGATTTCGACTTCTTTCTCAACATAATCAAAAAATTCTCTTTCTGAAGAACCCCACCATCTTTTATCTGTAAAATTTATTTCTGGTGGTGCTATTTCAGCTAATTCACTATCTTTACTTATGTACTCAGCTATTTTTGATTTATTCCAGCTCATTTGTACTTCCTTTATTTTCCTGTTTATGCAAAGCTTTAAATCTTTGACTTGCCAATTCTCTTTGTTTATCTGATACTTTTCGTGGCGGTGAAATTTTAAACCACTTTTTATTTATTTCAGCCATTATAGAACCATCTTCATTTATATAAGTTATTTTTACATCATTAGGATATTGTTCAGAATATTTTTTGATTCTGTTTATCCATTTTCGCTCAGAAGATGACATTGTAAAGGTTTCATCACCATACATATAATTAGTCGTAGTTTCCATTTCCGATTTAGGTATACTCATTGTTTCCTCCTTGACCTTAAAGCCTTTCGTTGTACTTAATTCTTTTACATCTCTAAAATTATCAAAAAAATTTGAAATCTTTTTATTAAGTTTATAAAATTCATTGAGAATTTTTATAATATCTTCTTTTTTAGATGTATAGATAACTTCTTTACAATAATCATATAAATTATTTATTTCAAAGTAAAAATCAAAATGATAAGAACTTAATTCTTTAAAAAGTTGATTCGTAAGTTCTTTTTTCGTCATATTTTCAAAATCCATAAAAGTAAATCTCCTTATGTTGAACTCCAATCTAAAGCTTGTCCACACCACCAACAACAAGGTTTATTACGAGGTATACTTTCTTGTCCACAGTTAGGACACTCAAAGACAATCAAATCCTTGCTTTTTCTAATAGTGATAGGTACTTTTGGTTCTTGTTTTTCAAGGGCTTCAATAGCAAAATCAATTCCTTCGTAATCTTTTTGACTAAAATTTGTAGACTTTCTATCAATTTTTTCTTTATCTGCACATGCACATTTTGCATTATTCCACATCTCTAAAGCTAAATTTGTTTCGTCGAATATATCATAAGACACATTAACCTCCGTTCCACAGTTTTTGCACTTAACAAAAAATTCTTTTCCCGTTCGCGTTTTATTTGTAAGGCACTTGCCGTAATCAATATCTGTACTACCACAATATGGGCAAGGCTTAATTTCCTGCTCTTTCATTCTGATTCCTCCTTATACTCATCTTCTGTTATTTCTACAGCGTGACACCCTTCTATTCCAATTAATTCACAAAGTTTTTCGGCTTTTATATGCACAGAAACTTTTGTGTAGCATTCAACTTCATTTGTTTCATCATTAATAATTTTGTAGTACCAGTTTTTTTCACATTGTTTTTCCATATTTATACCTATCCTTGATTCAATATTATATATCTATATATAGCGGTTTTATTTATTGTGAAATACTATATATAGATATATTTCCTTAATAAAATGTTGATTTTATTTTTTCATAAATTACCATATAAATTTAGCGTTATTAGGTAATAATTTTCTATATTCTTTTGGAATTTTACCATTAGACCAAAGATTATTGGTAGTTAATTTTCTACCATCAAAAAATTCAATATTAAATCTATTACCATCAAAACCCAGCCAAGAAGTATGTATTGCGTTAGGCTTATTGCCACCATCTACATAACAATTACCATTTATAATAATTCTGTTGTTTTTATCTTTTACTATCTCATTCCAAAAGTGTTTACCAAAACATTCTGAAGAACATAAAATAGCACTACTGTAGCTACTTTTTTCAATTTCTTTCCCACAGATTTCACATTTCATTAAATTTACCCCTTTAACTTATTTATCCTATGATGTGACATACTTTCTATTGCATCTTGAACGCCTTGAAGATATATACACTTTTCATCACTGCTCTCAAATTTATCAGTATTACCAATGATTTCATCAATCACCTTTTGTTCTGCATCTACATCAATAGATAAATACTTTATCTTTGAAATACACTTATCATATATATCAATTTTATTTTTAAGTTTATGAATCCTAAATCTGAATCCTCCAGGGAATGTACTATCTTTATTTATTACATTTCCACAAATATCACACTTTATATAATCAATTCGTGCCATCGGTTACTCCTTTATTATATAATTCATAAGCCTCATGAATATTTTGTGTAGAAATCACACATTTTCCTTTAATTCATACATGATAGACAGGAGAAGTATAATAATAATTATTGTTCTGCAAATACTGTGTCTTAGTTTGATACAATCCTGTTTCTCCACTGCCTTCGAGACAATGGAGAATAGAATTGTTTATTTTACATCCAGAAACCCATAGTTCAAATTGTGTAATCATCATGTAGGGCAATCCTCGATTACATAAAGTTCATTAAGAATTTTAAGTGCAGATTCAGTATCTCCATTATTCACATACTCAATTAACTTGTTAAGTTCTGCACCGCTGAAAACAACCACACCATCTTCGTATTTGTCTGGAACTTTGAATGATAATAGGGTAGGAGAACTAACTGTAGCATGCGATAAATCACCATCATAATAATGCAATGTTAAATCAGTATTTGTTGAATAAAAACCGCCGTCTTTTGACTCAATATTAACAATCATATCTCAAACCTGCCTCCTTTGTAAAATCTACTGAAGTTTTCTACCACAAGTCGGGCAAAAATAAGCAATCTTTTCTTTACCAGACTTCGTATATAAGACATTTTCTCTATGCCCGCAACAATCAATACATCCTTCTTCTTGTGGTACAAACTCCATTTGACTGCCTAATCTATCAGGCAGTGGGTTTTCTTTAATTCTGTAACCATTTTTATTGCAGTAAATATTTACCGCTTTAAGTGCAAAATCTGCACTTTCAGCATCAATATTTAATCCGCAGGTTACCTCTACTTCTAAAATATTGTTAGCCATTTTATACCCCTTTCAACAATTTCCGCAACAAGTGACTTAACTATTTTTTCAAACTCATTATTACCCATCATGATTCTCCTTACAAATCCCCTAATTTCTTGATATAAACTAAATTTACTTTCATTAGAATAACCTCCATATAATTATCTGTAATTTAAACTATTCTTATTATATCTTTATATATAATGTTATATTTTTGGTAAATGTTGTATTTATTTTCGTGTAAATGTCCACTCCACCATTGTTTAAAAGCTAATCCTAAATTCAACAATTTTTCAAAATATAAAATAATATTATCAGTATCATAATAACCATATTGACAACAGATTTCTCTTGGTGGACAATGAGTAATAACATAATTAACCCTATAATTATTTTCTTTAAGTGTTTCTATTCCAAGTTGCATTTCTTCTTGATTTGGTAATTCTTCTTTCCACCAAGAAGAATGATTTACTCTAAACATCCTGCCTTGATTTACCCACTGCTTATATGTATTCTTAAACTCATTTTCATCTGCGAAGTCCGAAGGATTTAGAATCCCATCATCAATATCGTGCGAACTTGCACCTCCCATTGCAAAGAATTTCTTACCTTCAAAATCAAAAATATGTCCTCTCATTAAATGATAAATATTATCTCTGATTTTATGAGCTTTTCCACTATGAAAATCAATTATAGGAAATTCATTATATAATCTGTCAAAATTTTCGTGATTTCCGTCTACAAAAACTAAAGTAAACGACTTATCGTTCAACCAATCTAACCAATATCTCTCTTTTGAACAGTCATACCAAATACCACCGAAATCACCAAGGACAATAACAATATCGTCTTTTGTCATTTTCTTTTGCTCTGGGAAATTTTTTGTGTTAAAGCGACTAAAATCAGCGTGTGTGTCACCTGTTATGTAAATCATATTTATCATTCGCTTTCTAATGTAATGTTATATAATTTTATCATACTCTACGATTCCACATTTTTTTAAGTTCTCTAAGTTCTTCTATGCTTCCTAATTCTTTGTATTCTCTATATTCTTCAGCCATTCGATTAAGCATAAAGACTACGCTATCAGCAGTAGGATTGTTAGGTTCAACTTTATCAAAAGTTTGTTTGATTTTATTAAGCCATTCTTCCATATATAATTCTCCTTTTAATTTTTGCTTGTACTACCAATGCCACCTATCCTTTGTGCCGAAACATTATCATCTTGAGTAATTCCAAAAGGAAGGAATATACCTTGACAAAATGATTCGCTTCTGTCTACCCATAGTTCTTTTTTAAAGCTGTTGTTGGTATTTGAGAATTTAACAAATATATGTCCTTCATTATTTTGGTTATTATAATAATCGCTATCTATTATGCCTAATGTATTAGATAAAGAAATACCATATTTAAATCCGTAACTACTTCTCGGAACTATTGTTAAAACCCAACCTTCTTGAATTTCACATTTAATACCAGTAGGAATTTTTTTATTTGTGCCGAAAGGGATATTAAATGGCATTGGAGATTTAAAATCATAACCAGCACTACCCTTTGTACTGCGAGTTGGAAGCTGAATGTTGTTGTAAAACTCTGTTATAACATTATCTACATATTGCTTTCCAGATTGACTCAAATTATCATAGTTTGGTTCAAATGTATCTATAAAATCTTTTCTATATTGCTCAAATGATACTTTTTCAAATTTCGCTATTTTCTGCATATTTATTCTCCTATTTTTTTATTTTTCTTCTGCAATGACAACAGCATTGTAAATAATTACTCGTTTACCATCTATATCAAATAGAATTTTATTTGATTCATTTTCTTCAATGTCACATTTACCTTTGTATGTCTTTAAAAGGTTTCCTTCATAACTGTAAACTGAAATGGTTCTTTCAAGACCACCATTATACTCTGAATCCCAATCCTTTTTCTTTCTCTCCCAACTTTCACTACAACCACAAAGAAGAAAGATTATTCCTATGGTAAGTACACCTACAATAATTTTCTTAGCAACTTTCATTCTTTACCTCCAATAACTATTAGAATGTTCTGAATTGTTTTTATTTTCTTTAGCTTTTTGAGATATTCTATTTTTATAACACGCACTTTCACAAAGACTAAGATTTAAAATATTATCAAATACTTTACCACAATATTTACATTTATAAGTTTTCTTATCCATATTTCTCCTTTCAAACGGATATAAATTTATATCCGCTATTTTTTACTTTATTTTACGATTTATATAATATTATTTTATCTCTCTTTAAACTCTCTTGTACATCTATCACTCTTTGATTTGATGAACCACACCAAGCAAGCGTAATATCTCGCTTGGTATAGTCATATTTGCCATCAACAAGTACATCAATCATTTTTAATAAATTTAAGTTGTTTTTCTTGACTTCTTCAAACAAATATCCAGTATATAACCATATTGTCAGATAAGGAAATTTATTTTTTAATGTCTGTATTATGTATATACTAAATTCCTTATTAGATATTGGGTCGCCACCTGACAATGTAAATCTTTTTGCAAAAGGACAATTTTGATAATATTTAATAAGATTTGTCATATTATTAGTAGTAAATATCTTTCCACCATTTTTACTCCAAGTTTGTGGATTTTGACACTCCTTACAATGATGTGGGCAAAATTGAGTAAAAACAACAGCTCCTAAATTTTCACCATTTGCCACATCATCATATTCAATACCCGCATATCTAAATACTTTATTCCGCATTAATATACCTACTATGTTTTACTCTTTCCTCAACTTCTTTTCTTTTACCATCATTAAAATTACGATAATCTGTAGAAAGATAACCTGTTACCCTTCTTAATTGTTGAATATTTTTACTACCACATTCAGGACACTTGTCATTAAATTCACCTTGATAGCCACAATCTAAACAACTGTCGATAGGAAAATTGAAAGCTAAATACGGAATATCAAGTGTATTAAAAGCATAATCAATAATATCTTCAACAGCTTTTGTATTTTTTACAAATGTGCTATCAAGTTCTATGTAAGTAATATTTCCTCCCGTTGGATATTTACAGAATGGAGCTTCAATATCAAGCTTTTGCTTGATTGAAACCTTTTCCCATACAGGAACATGATGAGAATTTGTCAGATAATCATGTGATGTTACATTTTTGATTACACCATATTGTTCTCTTAACGCTTTTAAAGCCGTTCTACATAAATTCTCTGCTGGGGTAGCGTAACAAGAAAAATTTAAATCATTTCTTTCAGAAGCTTCTGTTGCAAATTCATTGATACGCTTTACAACAGATAATGCAAATTTATGCACTTCTTTATCTTCTGCATGATTTTTACCAAATAAAGCTTGACACATTTCGGCTATTCCAATATATCCAATAGCAAGTGTATTATGTTTTAATGCTTCATATACATTTTTTTTACATTTTCTTGCATCTTGAATTGTATTATTTTGATACATGAAAGGTGCAGCTTTTGGAGATTGTTTTGCCATAATTGCAAATCTTTCAAGAAGTCCTTTTTCGCATAACTTTAATGTTGTTTCAAACGCTTTCCAAAAACCCTCAATGTCTGGAACACTGCGTTCCCCAAGACAGATACCATATTCGATTCCTAACTTAGGAAGAATAATTGTGTTTGGAACATTATTACCTCTTCCTTGTCGAGTATAACCAAGTCCATGTCTATCATATCCTACAAGTGTTCTACATCCCCATTTTATTCATACGGTTCGCAATACCGTACAGTTCTCTTTTGAACTTCCTCATTTTTACAATGAGATATTAGACTATATCATCATCTTTTTAGATGCCTATCGTTTCGATTTAAAGGGACTTATTTTAGCATTGCCCTACTGTCATTAACTTACAGTTCTACTCTACTCGCTTCCAATTATATTGTGCTTTCGATAGTCGTTTAGCTTTTATAATAGTTTGTTATGTAAACTATTAATTTAGCACAGGATTGTTCTCAAAAAGAATTTCCCTGTTTAGATAGGTTTTCTTAATAAATTACTTTATTAAGCCACAGATATATTTATGGTGCTAAAGAATGTATCAGGATTGTTGCTATCTTCATGTGCTTGCGACCAATCACAATTACACCAGTTAGGATAAATACGCTTACTCATAGACTTTAAGGCTAACTGTTTTAAATCATAGTTAATATCACCTTTATCAGCATTTACACCTTTTTTATATTGGAATATACTTATAGGGAAAATACTTGTTAGATGATGTTTGCCGATGCCGTCTATACTTGCATTAAAAATCCATTTTGTAACCAACCTGCCTTCTGGTGAAGTATCTCTGCCAAGGTTGATTGAGGTAAAAGGTCATTTTATTATCATAAAAGTTTTTTATCTTTTATATCTGGAGATTTCTCTCTTACTATATCGTTGTTAATTCAACGCAGTTTAGCATATATTTTCATCCTTACAAAAGGAGTGGACACTCTTGGTGATATTATATTCTTATTTCTATAATAAGTTTCAATCACTATGCGTTACAGTACTATTGTTTTTTACACAATAGTTACCTCGGTATTACCTTGGTAAAACATAATTTCATTTATAATTTTATCAAATATTTCTTTTTTTCTATGCATATAAATTTTTACATCTCTATATATATAATTGTATAGCCTAATAAGGTCGTTGTTTCTTGTGTAATTTATAGACCACAAATTGTCTTGTTCTTTGTAAATTTTCACTTTGTTTATTCCAATCTCATTGCTTAAAAAATCTACAATATCCTGTAAAAAATCATAATTACCTTGACATATTCTTAGGGCTTTTTTATGCACTTTTCTATTAAGTCTATTATTAAAAGCAACATTTCCATCACCGTCAATAATTCCTCTAAGTAAATGTCGATACATTTCTTTGGGTAAAAATTTAGGAAATATTGTTGAATTACTTTTTCGTTCTTTTACTCCAAACTTTTCAAGACTTTTTACTAATTTATTTGACAATATATTTATGCCATAACACCCTCTACCATCCGAACTTGGCTTTTTATTACTGTTTAATTCTTTTATAAATTTATATAATAAGTATTTGTCTTGTTCTTTAAGTGTTATATTGACTAAATTTTGCTTTGAATTTTTTTTATAAATACAACCATCTGTAATTATCAACCCTAAAAAGTATGCTTTTTCCTCTGTGTCTATATTGTCAAAGTAATTTTGATTTAACTCAGGAGAAAACAATTCAACCTTACTATATCTTTTAAATCTAAATTCATTTAAAATATGTGACACAGTTGGTATTGAATAATTAAAATTTAAAGCTAATTCCTTTAATGTCATAGGCTTAGATTTGTAGAAATTAAGTATTTCTCTTTTAGTATCTAATGCAATCTTTTTTGACATCTACATTACACCTCCTTAATTGCCTTTCGACAGAAAATCTAAAAATGAAATTATTATATTATATTTTACTTTAGGTTTCACCGATTTTGCCCAGTTTTTTATTACATATTACTATGTAAGCAAGCACTTATTTTACCTGCGAGCCTTGTCTTGATTCAAGAGTGTTGAGGTTATGATACAAAGCCTGTGTTGCCTGTTGTCCTTCTTTTTCAAGCATATCTATCGCATATTGATATGCTTTACTCCAAGATTTTGCTTCTCTATCTTCGATGTCAATATTTGAGGGAATATGTTCAATGTATTCTATATTAGCATTTTCAATATATTTCAAGCCGTCTTTAAAATGTTTTGAAAAACTCATTCTTACAAATGGAGCAAGGTCATAATCAAGATGAATACTTCCAACACCGCCAAATTGTATCTGACTTTGGCATTGGAAAGCTACTGCCACAAGTTGACAAGCTGTACTAAAACTTGTTGGAGGTCTTACATCTCCATTTCGAGTATGAAATCCATTTGTAAAAATTTCTTGAAAATTTAAATTTAAACAGTTATGAACTCCGTAAATTGCTTTCTCAAGGTCATGTTGATAAACTAACATTTCTTTATGAGCATTTGCAACATCATTAGAAAGTCCACCAAAATCAAGTGCTATTGTTTTGCCAATATCAGATGAAGCTTCTTTTTCTCGTCCACTAAAAGACATCTCATCAACATTCGCATTCGAGCGATTATCAATCTCAGAGTTTACACGCACCATAACCTTTTTTAATATATTACTTTTTTTCTCTCTGTTTTTGGTGCGTTCATTTCTATATATTATGTATGCTTTAGCAACATCTTTATAGTCACTTGTCATAAGTTTTTTTTCTATAATGTCTTGAATTTTTTCAACTTCTATCGTGCTATTAAGATTGTAAATTTCATCTGCAATTTTCTTTTCTAATCCATTCATGGTGGTTAAATTCACACTTTGCATAGCTTTCCGAATAGCATTGACAATTTTATTTTTATCAAACTCAACCTCTCTACCATCTCGTTTAATAACTTTTCTCAATATTTAACCTCCTAAACCACATTCAATATAATTACAGTATTCCTCTCCACCATCATCGCTAATTGTCATAGCAACACATTTGCCACCAAGTATTGTTTGAAGGACAAGACCACTTTCATCTATCAAATATTTACCTGCTTTTCTACAAGATTCTGGTGTTGCAATAAATGGTTCTGGGATAGTTACTTGTAAAATTTCTTTAGCAATCTGTTTCAAATGCTCTACTTGTACTTTGTTTGCCACTGCAATAGGTATACCAGTTTTACTTGAATAGTCAACAAGCATAGTCGATTTTCCTGTTCGCCTTCTTTGATAAAATGTCATCATACTGTTACCTCCAAAATATATTTAAAATTATATTTTTATTTACGCATATACACTCTACTATAGGTGGTGGTCGGTACTTTGTTACCCAATTTCCTCGGTGTGTCTGCTGTGTCATATTCATATTTGAAAACCTCCTTGAAATTATTTGTACGAAAAAATCGTACACTATATATATCTGTTTTTTGAGGTATGAATTATAAGTTTGAAATAAATTTTTTATTCTGTCAACATTTGAAGTATAAAGGTATTTCTTAAAAGATTAGCCTTTTTCTTAACTGCAATATTTATTGTATTGATAGAACCAAAATGAAAACATCTTTCTCTCATTCGTGTGAGTCCTGTATATAAAAGATTGGAATTTAACATAAATGTATGACTTTTAGGAGTACACAAAATAATAATTCTTGCACTTCCACCCTGAGAAGAATGTATACTTATAGCATATCCAAGTTTAACAAGTTGCATATCAGATTGGGTATATTTTATACGAAAACCATCAAAATTTATGATTACTTCACCGTCAATTATATCTTCAATAATTCCTGATTCGCCATTTGCTATAAAAACCTCTTCTATATCATCTTCTTGTTCTTCTATATCATCATCAACTTTAGCCTTATAATTATTTTGTTTCTGAATAACTAAATCTCCAATATAATATGTAATATCTCCAACTTTCATAAATTTGCTTTTAGCATAATTAGGATTCGCTATTTTTTGAATTTCATTGTTTAATTCAATAGAACCACTGTTACCTACATTTTTAGCACTTAAAACTTGAATATCTTCTATGGAAAAACCTTTATCTAATAATTTCTTATAAAGTGCAACTATATTCTTTGTAATATTTTCACTATTAGTATCAATAAAAATATAATCACCTTTACCGAAAGAGGTCATCTTATTTTTCATTGAATTATTTAAATAAGGCTTAGAATTACGAGTATCTGTTGCTACTTTCATCAAGCCACCTTCACCATATCTAAAAATTCGGGTTAATGTTGTTGTAGGAATTACTTTACTTTCAATAAAATCATTCAATAAGTTACCACAACCAACTGAAGGTATCTGCGAAGAGTCACCTATAAGCAAAAGTTTTGTTGTTGAAAAATCAATACTTTCAAGAAGTTTATAAAATAGGTAAACATCAACCATTGAAAATTCGTCTACGATAACAACGCCATTTGAAAAAATAATTTTATCCCATTCATCTTGAGGTGTATCTTTATTATTAAATAAGTTATGAGCAATTTCTCTATGAATTGTAGAAGCATCTCTACCAGTATATTTTGACATAACTTTAGCAGCTCTACCTGTTGGTGCAAGTAACTCATAAGCTTTATTATTATCACTTAACATATTCAATATACTTTTAATAGTATTCGTTTTACCAGTGCCAGCTTTACCTTCAAGAATAACAATATTATATTTACAAAGTTTATTCAATGTTTCTATCTGTTCATCGGTTAAAGTAATATCTCCTGTATTTCTATATTTTTTTGTATCTATATCCCAAACATTATCTTGATTATAAACATTATTTTTTATCTTTTGAGCTATGTGAAATTCCATTTGATAAGTATACTTTGAAGCAATTTCCAATGTTTCAGAATTATAATAAATTCTATCATCAATAATAGCATTTTCAAAATTATCTGAAGCCTCTGGAACTAATTTAAAACATTCACTTCTCAATTCCATTAAGTTAGCTTTTGTATTACCTTTGGATTCGTTCTCTTTGAGTAAAAACAATATTGCTTCTATACATCTTTGTTTGCTTGAAATGAGTTTTTCATCAAATTTGATTATCGGTTCTATTTCTTGTTGTCTATTCTTTTCATTTAAATCGTCTATTGACAATAATATAGAATCAGCTTTTTTAAAACCTACCCTATTTAGACTACATAAAGTTTTATATGGTTCATTTTGAAGTTTATATCTAATATTATCTATTGTTTTATATTTATCAAGTAGCTTTAGGAGTAAACTATTAGAAAGACAACCGCCATATTCAACAATCAATGCAGACAATGAAAAGTTCTCAATGATTTTTTCTTTGATTTTATTAAATGTTTTTTCGCCTATTCCTGATAATCTATCTAAATCTATATCATCTAAATCGTTGTTCATAACCTTATCTACAATATCAGGATATATCGCTAATATTGTATTGGCTTGTTTTTTAGTGATAATTTCTTTTAAAAATTTTTCTTTTTCTTGAATTGTTGTTGGTATTTTCCTTTCGGCAATAAAAGCCTTATAACTAATTCCGTATTTAGTTTCTTCTTCAATGGCTTTAAATCTATATTCAACATCAATAATTAAGGATTGAAAATCACCAATAACACTAACATTTTGATATTTATTTAATTTTATATCTGGATATTTTGTTTCATCTATTTCAACAGCATAAGCTTTGAAATTTGAATAATCACAGATACATTTTTTAACAATTCCTTTAAATTCAAATGTTTTTATTTCTTTCAATATCGTCATTCCTTTGTGTTTTCGCTTTTTCTATTCTATCTTTAGCAATATTAAAATAGTTTTCATCTAATTCCATACCAATGAAATTTCTATTAGTATTTACACAAGCCACACCTGTACTTCCAATTCCCATGAAAGGGTCTAAGATAATTTCATTTTCTTTTGAAGAATTTTCTATAAGAATTTTCATTAATTCAACAGGTTTTTCTGTGTCGTGTAAATTTTCACCTTTAAGATTTTTGGTTTTTTTATTTGGTATAGAAAGAATATCACTTGTTCCACAGTTATTTATTTTCTTTCCTTTGCCTTTTCTAAAAAATAAAATATATTCAAATTGCGACATATAATAATGCCCCATTATTTTATTACCTTTATTCCAAATGAGTGATTTTATAAAATGAAATTTTGAATTTAAAAATGTATTAATCATATGTGCTAAATTTTTATGATTTGTCATAACATAGAGATGCGTTTCATCTTTTAATATTCTATAAAATTCAGGAGCATATTTTATACAATCAATATCATTATAGGTAAACACTTTTCCTTTACTAAATATATCTTTCTTCAACATTCCACCAGAATTTCCTGTATTTCCTCTTGAGGTTACTCTGTACGGTGGGTCAGTAGCTATTAAATCTATACTATTATCAGGAATTTTCTTCATTAATTCCAAACAATCACCTTGCAAAAGTTTTGTTATGCACATATGTATTACTCCTCATTTTTTATAACTTCATATTCTTCTAATATCGGTTCTTTTTCGTCTGTAATTATCCAATCGTTACCAACTTTTTTTCTTTTAAAATCCCAAATAAATCCATAGATTTTCAATATTGAAAACTCTCCGAAAGGCTTAGATTTATAAATATTACTACGCTTAATTCTTGTTTTAAGTTCGTCACCTGATGAAATATTTCTTACTATTAAATAAGGCTGAGTAGAATTTTTATAAGTTTTAAAATCAATAACTATATAATAATCATCTGAAACTTTAGGGTTAATGTACTCTATATATTGCAGATATTCTTTTTCAAATTTCATTTGTTCAATAACATTCATAGATTTATTTTCTATCTTATTACAAAGTTCAGATAATAAACCTATATTATCTATTTCTCTATATTGAGATTGAGTTTCTTTATTAGAATATTTTTTCACAAGATATTCAGATAAACCATATGTAGAATAATTATCTATATTTTTTTTAGAAATAACACTACAATTTCTAAATGAAGGTAAAATTGTTTTTCCTTTTTCTTTAATTCCATTATAAAGGTTATAAATATTTAAAAGATATTTATTGTTTCCAAAATCTGAAAAGAAGTTTAACCCTATTAAGATTTCTAATTGTCTTGAATTTATACTGGTTTTTGTTGTTATATCATCTAATAATTCTATAAAGGTTTTATAAGTTTTATGTTTTGACAACTCTAATAATTCTTCAGCAATTTTAGAATTACAATATTTAATAGATTCTATTCCTTTATAGATTGAATTTGTTTCTTTATCCATTGTATATTCAGAAGATGATTTACCAAATTTGATTGGCAATAGTTTTATATTAAAATAAGATAGTTCGTTGACTAATTTATGCGTTCTATCTGTATCATCAGCATAGTTTGATAAAGCCACTGTATAATATTCTAATGGATAATTTGCTTTCAAGTATGCACCATATAAACTATCAACAGCCGTTGCGACAGCATGGGCTGAACAGTTGCTTGTTACGATTCCACTATCTACTACAAATGTATGATTCGGAGCAGCCATTGTTACAGAATATACATTTTTTTCCCCAATATATTCAATAGAAACAATTTTTTCTATATCAACCATCAAACCTCTTTCATATTGCTTGTTTACATATAGACAATCTCCTAACTTTAATCCTTTTAGTTCAAAAGTACCATTTGGTGTAGGGAACTTATGATTATCTGTGCAGTCAATAGTAGCTCCACTTTCTGTGATTACACGATAAACCTTACGTATACCAGTAAAATGAATATCTTCAATATCATTTTCGTGTAACATACCATCATCCCATAAAGACAATCCTTTGCCATAGCCATAACTTCTATACTTCTTATATAGACTTAAATGACCGTTTTTTAGAGCATATTGGCGATTATTCTTGATATTGTACATTTCTTCTATAGTTGGAACATAATCGTTACCATTTCTATTTTTAAGAAGTTTTGTATTACCAGATACACAAAACCCATACGCCATACAACTTTGAATCATACTCCATGTTTCATCAAAATTATCAATAGAACCAGTATTTTCAATCCACTTAATTTTAATTCGATTTTCTAACGCTCTAAAATCTTCAGGATGAATTTTTTTCTTAGATATTTTTTTAATCAAACCAATAGATTCTGCTGGTGTTACACCAAGCCATTCAAAATATTGCATTAAATTTTCTTGAAATATAATATATGACTTTGTAGAAGTTAATATTTTATCTAAGTAAGAAGAACCTGTACTAAATTTATCTCTTTTAATAAATCCATCTCTCCAAGGCTCAAAAAATGGTCTTAAACAAGCAACAAACATTGCCATATCTGAAATTGTTTTTGGTTTAAATTTTTTTAACAATGAGGTTGCCCAATCACCATCTACTTGATTCAAAGTGCAAGTTAGTCCTTTTTCAAAAATATCCCAAATATTATCATTTAATGATTCAAATAATTCTTTAACTGTTATAATTGGTTTTCCAATTAATTTGAATGTTTCATCTATAAGCTTATATACTGTCACAAGAAGAAAATCATCTTTGAGCATTTTATATTCGTCTGCTTCGCCAGAAGTAATCATAGCACAAATATTATCCCCAATTCTTACCACACCATATTCTTCTTGTAAATTTTTATTATCTAAGAGATAAGCACATGGGTGAATAGAGGCTGACACAACGGTATCTACATATTTATTAGCTTCGTCAATAAATGGTTTCCATTTATTATCATCAATATGAATTTCTATTTCTTTTGCAATTTCATTATATTCATCGTACTCAAGTCCATGAGTTCTGCATACATTACGAAAAGCTTCACCTATTTGCATAGTTCCATAAGCAATCATAGGATAGCATCCATATTCACCAAGCAACTCTTTGGCAGCCTTAACAAATGGTTCTTGTGATACTACATTATAATCAATATCAGGAAGTGCATGATTTTCAAGAAGTCTTGCTGTACTCATAAATCGTTCTGGATATAATTTAATATCAAGTTTAAATCTATCTAATTGAGTCATACCAAGTATCTTATTTATATAAAATCCTCCACAAGAATTATGAACTACAATACTATTGATTGTATAACTATGATTGTTTTCGACAGTTAAATCATAAACCATTGTCCTCATTTTTTTATGAGATATAATTTTAGTTATTGGAAGATACCAAAAATTATCATCTTGTTTAAATTCAAAATCATTGTACTTATTTAAATCAACAACAATTTTATTAAATTCATCTTTATGTTTAATTTTGGGCAAACACACTAAATCACCAATTTGCAACTCCTCAGCTTTTATGTAACCAATATTATCACCTCTATTAACCAATATTTTATGGTCTAATGTGCATATACTTTTATATTTTTTACACAAGCTTCCTTGCCTATAATACTCAAATTCAATCATTGGTTCTTCAATATCGTAAGAAAATGTATTTAATACTCTATGCCATTTCCCGTCTGATGACAGCACTTCATCACCGATATTCACAGTGTCTAATGTTTTCATTGATTGTTTTGTATATACTAAAGCTTCTTTTGTAAAGCAACCACGCCCTGTTTTTGTCAAAACGCCATTATATTTATTAACTGCTAAGTCAACTAACTTTTCATTAAGCAAGAAATAATCTGCTGTGTTTATTTCTTTTGTATCTTTGATTACTTTCATTTCATCTACGATACCACGCTTATACATATTTAATTCATCGCCAGCAATGTTTTCTTGTTTGACAATAACTTTAAATTTTTTAGCAATATGTTTTTTTAGTTCATTTATTTTTTCATCTGGTGTAAAATTAGGATATATGCTTGGCATTTTTATATTTTTATCAATATCAATATCTTCACAATTCCTGAAAATAAGTGTATTTGCCATTGCTTCGATTATTTGTTCATCAGTTAAAACACCTTGATTTTTAAACCTATTAAACATAGTATCATAATCAGGAAAATCTAATAAATAATTATCTTCATTACCATAATCAATTCCCTTACCTTTTAAAAAATTCAATCTATCTTTCGCTTGTTCTGGATATATATAATGACTATCATTGGCTGCAATAAGTTTAAGATTAAATTTTTTTGATAATAATAAGCATTTTTTATTTGTAGTTATCTGAGTTTCTTCACAATGATTTTGTACTTCAAGAAATAAATTTTTTCCAAAATGTTGCATTAATGGTATAAAAATATTTTTAATTGAATCTTCATCTTTTAAAATACCTGCAACACAAGCTGTAGTAATATATACTTCATTTGGATTTAACTTTAATAAATCCTCTATAAAGAATCTTGGCTTATAATAAAACCCTTCTATATTTGCTTTGCTAACAATCAAGTTGACTTTTTTTCTTGCTACATTATCAACAGGAATAATTACTATATGATAATTTCTTTTATCTTTTTCTAATGGATTTTTTACTATATATCCTTCTATCCCATATAAACAACGAATATTATTTTGCCTACACAAGGTTAAAGACTCAAACACATCTCCACCAGACCCATGATTTGTTGTATAATAGCAACCATAACCTAACTCTTTTATTCTGTTAATATAATCTATTGTTTTAATATGGGTGTCTGGGGTAAATATGTTCGATATAGAATCGTGTTTATGATAATTTTCATATTCCTTAATCATTTTCTACTTTACTCCCAACAATTTTGTAATTATCACATTATCAATTATTTGTTTTTATTATTCCTTTCTCTATTCCTCATCACAAAACATTATCTAACCAACTTAAATCGTACCATTCTGACATACTTTCATTAGATACATCTTTTTCAGCATCACTACCAATCCCATCAAATAAATTTTCTTTACCATTTTCTTTGTCTTTTAACTTTTGAAGATATTCACCGTAAGGTTTATGAATAGCACCACTATAACCACATGAGGCAGAAAAATAATAACTTTCTTTCTTTATATCTTCTTCATTATCCCAAAATATCTTCTCATTTTGATTTTGTTGATAATCTTTTTCTCTTGCTTCAATATCTTTAATCGTAGCAATAATATCATTGCTCCATTTATCTATAAGTTTTTGTGTTAATGGGACATAAACATAACAATCTGAAAAAACATATTTGTTTTGAATCTCTTGCGGTAAACAAATAATATCATTTGTTTCTATTAACATATTTAAATAACTTTCTATTTCTTTTTCAGAATATTCGTTCTTTTTAAGCCACATCTTAGCATTACTTTTTAAAGAATCGCCAATCTTATATCTTTCAATATCTCTTTTTTTATTTGTACCGTTAGATTGTTCATATTCAACGGTACAATATTTAAGAAAATTAAAACCAATTTTTATTTTTTCAATAGGTATACCAGCTTGAATTAATGCAGTGGCATAAACTACTAATTGCCCTAATTTTTCTTCTATTGTCTTTCCTGAAAACTTTGTTGAGGTCTTAAAGTCTATAATATGAATGTTTCCCTCGTTATCTTTATAACAACAATCTATATATCCTTGAAATAAATTTTCACCTATTTTAACTGAAATAAATTTTTCAATGTTAGTTTTATACTCTATGGGTTTATGATGTTTAAAGAAATGTTTAAGATTATATTTATACTTCTCAGAAATATTTTTATTTTTATCTTCATCATTTCTATCAAATTTCAGATTAATAACATCAATATTCATAGTCCAACCATCTTCAAAATCAGTTATCATATCATCATATTTAATCTGATTTGTATAATACTTTTCAAGTGCAGAATGACAAATACTGCCAAGTGGTGCATAGACACAATCTGTCCTATCTTCTGGAATATGCTTTATGTATTTTAAAAAATATTCATATTTAGATGTTAAAAATGTATTCACCTTACTCCAAGACCATAGTCGAGTTACATTTTCTTTTTTCATCAAAACTGTTAATTGTTCTTTTGATAATCTTGACATATTTCACCTTTTTCGTTTTTTCTATTCTATCTAAAGTTTTGTTATGCACATATTTATTACTCCTCGCTTTAACCCTTTTAATTTCATAATTTTATTTAACATTTTAATTATTTAAGACTTCTCTTATATCCTTCATCATTTTCTCAGTTTCATTTAAATAATATCTTCTTACATCTGAATCGGTCGAAGAATAAATTTCAAAATAAGGGATAGGATTGTCATTTTCATCATACATAAAACCAAGTTTTGAATATCCATCAAAATATACTGATACACTTTTATTATTTTTAGAAATTACAAAACGAGTTAATGCACCTGCAAATGGAGGTATAATTCTAACATTCCAGTCGTTGTCAAAATGCAATTCAGGAATCTTTTTACACCATCCACGCCAATCCTCTGAAGTTTCAATCTGCGCTCTTATTAATTCAGTATTAATCATTTATCTTCTCCTTTATAATCCTTTCAAATATTCTTTATGTTCTTTATCATCAAATTTAATTTTATATTTCATTAAAAACTGATATATTTTATTTAAAGCATCAGCAGGACTGTCTTTTTCTCTAAGTAAATTCCATTTATCCCATATATAATAAACATTTCTAACACCATAAAATTTATTACATATATCTCTTACCTCCTCAATAGGTATATCTTTATCAAGTGCGACTACAATGTCTACATTTAACCCTATCAATATTCTAACTTGTTCTTCTGATATTGTATGACCTGATAGTGCAACACAAGTAGAATCATTTAGACTATCTCGTTTAATTACACTTTTTTCAGACTCAAAAATCACTACATAACCAGCTTCTTGAATTGATTTATAATTTTCATATAAACCAAATAAATTTAAACTTTTAGGATATGAGGGAGTTATCAGAAATTTTTTTATACCTAACTCGGCATAATCTGGTATAACCGTCCTCATATTAGTTCCTAACAATTTGCCAGTCATCCAATGTCTCAAAGGAACTATAATTCTTTTCCGTTTATAAGAATAAGACAATCCAAACTTATCAGCACTCCAAGGCATCACACCTTCTTTGAACCAATTAATATGAAGTAATGGAACAAAATCATCTAATAAATCTTCATCTAAATAATTGATTTCATTAACATCGAAACCTTTTCCTCTTACACTATCTTTAATTCTCTTAAAAAGTTCGCAAGGGTTTTTAACTTTTATTTCGCTTTTTTTAGAATATCCATTATATTCTAATTCTAATATTTTATGTAAAAACTTTAATGCTTCTAAAAAAGAGTAATTCTTGTTATACTCTATTAAAGTTATAATATCTGAAGCTTTGTCAAAATTTTTACTGCGTGTCCAATTAACAACTTTAATATAATCATCATTGAATACATTTATAGCTGTTGGGTTATCACCATTATAATTAGAACAAGTGTAATAATTTTTTAAGGGGTGATATTTAATATTATGACAACCAATTTCTTGTAAAACAAATTCAATCTTATTATTTTCAACTATATATTTTTTTAAAGATATGGTATCTATTTCTATCACCCCTACTATTAAAAATCAGGTAAAACTTGAGTTATACCAATTTCATTGATAATGTTTCTGGATAAATCATGTTCTAAAACAATCTGATAAGCATTTGACGAACCTTCTCTGGTTTTTATCAAAAATAATATTTGATACCGCTTATTTTTATCAAGTTTTACCTCTATTTTGGTTTGTTTGTTTTTACCATCTAAGCGGTATACTTTTAACTCTTTATTTTCACCTGTATATTCATCATCGAACATATCACGAATCATAATACAAGTTGAAGTTGGGTCTATAATGTTTTTTGCCTGCCCTATATTATCCTGAGTATAGTATCGTTGACGAGCAGAACTTTTATTAAGCTGAAATGTAACCAATATATGAACATTTAAACTTTCAGATTTAACCGTATCAAAAATATCTACCATAGATTGTTGCATTGCAACCCAACTATTTTCACTTACCTTACCACTATCCATTTTGAAAGTATCAAGTAAAAAATATTTAACCCCCATATTTGCGAACTTTTTAATTACTTTAATGGCTTTTTGTGTTTGGTATCTATCAAAAGGAACGATTGTTATTAAATGATTTTTAGTATTTTCTTCTAACCACTTAGCAGATTTCAATATGGCATTTTTAACTTTCTCTGTATAACTACCATTACGAACTACATATTTTTGAATATCAAAATTAAAAATGTTATTACATATCCACACTAACAATTCTCTTTGCCATTTCCCTATATCATCTTCATTAAGCATAATAACTATTTTTTCATTATTTTTTATAATTTCTGGGATAGTAACTGTTCTACAGAAAGTTGATTTACCTACATTTGAAAGTCCTCCAACTAAAGTAACATAACCTAACATCTGCCCACCTGTTTCTTGTGTTAAAGTAGGTATATTATAATAAGGCATACCTACGAGCAAACCTTTGTCCATTTCATCAATAAATTCATAAATCTTATAACAAATATCATAAGATTTAATTTCAGAATCCACATTGATAAATGTATCATTAAGTAAGGCTTCAAATTCTGAATATATTTCTTCGGCTGTACAATCTACATAATGACTAAGATTATCTTTAACAGGAAAACCTTTCTTACATAATTCAATTACTACATTCCATTTTCTTAATTCGTCAACATATCCATTAAAATTTGAGGTTTGAACATATCCACAAGCACTTTCTATTGTGCCATAACCACCATATTCATCAAATTTTTCTTTCAATTTATTGTGTTTTTCAAGATACAAACCTACTGTTATATCATCAAGAACATCTTTGAACTCTCTCAATACAATATCATATGCAATTTGATAATACACACGCCATATATTGTGTGAAAACTCATTTATTTTCAAATTTACATTATGTATAAGATTGGGATTTTTATAAATACAAGAAACTATATTAGCTTCACAATTTACTTTATAATCTTTTACTTTTTTATAAGTTTCAATTTGTTCTTGCATAAATGGTGTTATTTTACAAATTTCGCCAGCCAACTAAACACCTCTTACCAAATATCATCAAAAATTTTGTTGTGATACTCTTTTGTTTTTTTTGTGTATTGAGATTGAAACTTTTCTATATCTAAACTTTTATATAACGCTTCATCTATAATTCCTTCCTTTTCTTTTAATCTTTTATCGTGAATTTTTATTATTTTATCTATTTCGACAATACGAGGTTTAACAATTTTTATTATATAATTGAATTTGTGCATATCACCATTAAAGTTTTTACTACTTATTGCATATTTTATTGTACTCAAACAGGACTTAAATGCCATATAAATTACACTATATGAATAAATAATCTTGCTGGTATATCCATTAGTAGCCAACTTTTCAAGTTTTATAACTATATTAGGAGGTAATTCTTCATTTTGATATGCAAAAATATCGGATTTTACAAAATTATAAAGTTTATTCCATTCTTGATTTTCCTTTTCTATAATTAATCACTCCTTACTTTATCTACAATACCAATCTTAGCGACTAATATTGTAGATAAGAGGATATTTTACTTAATCATTCTTCAATCATTGCAGCAATGACTTTCATAGTTTCTAAGTCTGCAATTTGCATAGGGTTCTTATATCCATATTCATTACACTTTTCAAGAATTGGTTTTACTACTGCCATATTGGTTTTATTTTCTGCAATGTATTCAACAATTTTAGATTTAAGTCCTTCTATTTCCTTATTTTCTTTATTTATCTTTTCCTTTTCAGCTAATTTTAAAAGATTCTCAGCTTCCGCCGCTTCTTGTTCTTTTTTTATTTCATCAAAGGATTTATTTGTATTAGACTTATTCATTTCTGCTGTTATTGCATTGGTTATAGCATTTACAAGTGCATCGGCATTTAGTGGAATTTCTGGTACAATATCAGCGAAACGAGATTTACTATCTATAACATAATTATCATCTCTAAAAGTAATCTTCCTTGTCTGATTTGTTACAACACCCTTTTCAATATCCTTTTTAGTAACAAAATCTTTTTTACCTGTCTTTTCTTTTACGATTTCTCTATCTATACTTGCAACACCAAGAATATGAACCTTGGTTTTTATTCCGTTAAAATATTTCTGTGGAAGATTTGTTGTAAGCTGAAGATATTCTTGTCCTGTTACTGGGTCTGTCATATTTCGGGTTTTAGTATGTCCTATAAGTATAAAGCATATACCCATATGCTTTAGTTCCCATAACTTGTCCAAAACAATTTCTAATGTTTTATCTTCGCCTCCTTGAAATCCACCAAAGGCAGCTTTTATCGAATCTACTCGTTTATCAGGATTTTGCCTATTGTGCATACGAATAACTTCTGGTTCAGCAATAGCAAACAACTCGTCATATGTATCAACTACAACTACTTTCAAATCAGACCATTCAGTAGTTCTATTTTCTACAACATCATCTATAAATGTAGCAAATCCAACACTATTTGTATTTTTATCATAATCCATATCCCATTCAGGACAATTTATATAATTAATCCCATCAATAGCATCAGCGCCATCTTCTTTACCGCATTCCAAAAATATATATTTATCAGGTGCAAGCCTATCACAATATTCTTTGATTACAGTAGTTTTTCCTATGCCCGATTCTCCTATCAACATAAGATTATATGCAAGCGGATTTACCTTTAACTTATTTTTACAACCATATTTCATTTAATTACCTCTTTCTACTTTTACTTGTTATTTTATTTAAATTTGTATACTATATATAGTGTATTATTATAATTAAACACACTATATATAGACAAATATTACTTATAAAATTAGAATTTTAAATTATTAGAATTTTTACTTAAATTTCATCAAGCCAAGACATATCATCTTCTGAACTTTCTGTCTTATTATCAGATTTAGAACTATCTATGATATTATCAAGATTAGTCTTATCTGCTACTTCATTTGCACTGTCTACTATCTTAGGAATGTCAATATACAAATCTTCGTCAGTATATCTTTCTTCAAATCTCTGTACAATATTAGTTGTTGTGCCATCATCATTGTATCTTTTACGAATATAAGGCTTGATAAGAACCATTCTTTTTTCATTCTTGCCATTTGTAGCACAAAGTTTCAAAGCTTCTTCTTCTGTATAACAACCAATATTTATAAGTTCCTTAATGTCATCTGGAATATCATCAACGGTCGGCATTACAGTAGCTCCGCCTTCGATAAATATTCCTTCAAAAGTAATCTGTGTATAACCTTTCTTTACTTTAAACAAAACATTAAAAGTTTTTCTTGTTAAAACCTCATTGGAAAAGTCCATTTTAAATTCAAATGTTTTTGTATATGGATAATTTCCTCTATACTCTACTCCATTTATCTCTTTTACATAATCGAGAACTTTAGCATCTACATACATAATGCCTTTATCCTTATCAATATTTTTCAAACTTGCTGATTCCTTATCTATAAGAACAGACTGCCTAAAAGTTGCCTTAAAATCATTTTCACTTTCAACATTACTCAAAACAATGCTCTTGATATTTTTCTTAACTTGCACATTGCCTTGATACTCACTATATTGAAGGTCACCAGTAACTCTTACTATCATTCCATTAACAATATGTTCTTTTATGTAAGCAATAGCATCATATGTACTAAGAAAATTCTTATAAAATGTTTTACCTTTATTTTCTCCCTCAGCTACCTTTTCCAAACCCACGCAGTAAAATTGGTCGTTTCCGACAGTAGCAAGAATATCTTCGTTAAATCTATCTTCCCATGCAATTACTATACTCTTTGTATAATCTGTTCTATCTGGATTTTCTTCATCTTTACCTTTTGTACGAATAACATTATCTGTCCTCTGTTTGTCGTAACCACCCATCATTGATGTGTAAATTACACCATACTTTTCACCACAATCAATACCAAGATTCAAAGAGTTGTAAACCCAATTCGATTTCTTAGATTGAGCATCAATCTCAAATGAATTATTTTTAATAATAGCCTTGCCAACCAAAGTAAATGTTGATACCCAATCTTTTTTCTTGATGTTATTTTTTGTATTTGTTGCCATTTAAACAACCACCTTTCTGAAATTTTGTACGAAAAAAATCGTACATTATATATATCTGTTTTTTGAGGTATGAATTATAAGTTTGAAATGAAATTTTTTAAATATTTTTTATTCCATTAAATAAAATTCAGAAACATAATTTATTAAATCTTTCATTGTAAATAAAACTTTATTACAACATTCTTTCAGCCAAGGATGTACATCAGTGTAATATTTATTTTCACATAAGCCTATTATTGGTATATTGTTTTCTTTAGCACACATTAACTCCATAGCCGTACCTATACTATCAGGCTTATTAAAATTCACAATGACTAAATTTGAATTTTTCAATCTCCACAAATCATATTCCATAACTTCTTTTTCGGAGTCATGTTGTGGATATGTAAAATTATAATAATCAACAGGATTTATTACAGTTAAACTTTTTGCTGAGATTTTAAGTAGTTCTTGTTTGATTTTTATTCGCCAATCTGTCATCGCTTTAAAAGTCAACCCAGTCATAGCACCAGCAAGATATATTGTAAAATTATTCATAATTACCTCTTAACTAATTTTTTAATTTTATTTATATATTGCTCCCTCAAAAGCAAATCATCTATTAAATAATCTACATTTTTGCCAACAATATCAGTTTGAATTTTTCCTATATCTTTAAATCCATCATCAAGAAATCTTTGATATTCACGCATCCAACCACCTTTTCTTGTACTGACTATTTCTATATAATTTTCTTTATTCTTTAAAACTATAAAAGTTTTCATCTTCAAATCCTTCCTAAATTCTATTAAGTTTTATTATTGTATTCAAAAACATTTCCAATAACCTCAATTTCAACATTTAATTCATCACCGTTTGCTCTTATTGGATAACAAATTTGGTCTTTATGGTCTATAATCATATAAGAAGCAATTTGAGAAACATAGGATACTATACCCTGAACAGTTTTAGAATCAAGTTTATATTTTACCTCATCTCCCTCAAAGATAAGACGGTTATTTACATCGGGAATTTCAATGCAATTTTGAAAAACATATCTATTTGCAGACAACACTCTTAAATAAGATTTTAAAAAGCCACAATTATACTTAAATATTACATCGTCACTACCAAGAAACACATCGTCATATAAAAATTTCTTTTTCTTTTTATCATATACTCTAAACATTAATTTCTCCTTTTAAAATCTTTATCGGTAAGACTTACACATTTAATAAGCTCATTTATAAACATATCAATATTAGATTCGGTAATAGAATTATCATTTGGTAATGAAATTCTTATTGTTTTAAGTGCTTGTTCATCTGTAAGTCCTATTGCTTTTAATGTAGCCGAAGGCTTATTGCTATGTGAATTACAAGCCGAACCTGTTGAAATATAAATATTTGCCATATCCAACATATAAACCAAGCTTTCACCTGTTATATTATGATTAAATGTAATATTTACAATGTTAGATACTGATTTTTCAGGTGTGTTTACTGTACAATCAAAATTTTCTTTTAATTGTTGTATTAAATACTTTTTTATATTATCAAGATATTCATTGTATCGCATATTCTTTTCGATTAGTTTAGCAGCTTCGCCTAATCCAATTATGTATGGCACATTTTCAGTTCCTCCACGCATATTTTGTTCTTGACTTCCGCATATTAAAGGAGCAATCTCTATACCATTCTTTACATAAAGAAAACCTATTCCTTTTGGTGTGCCTATTTTATGACCGCTAAAACTCATCATATCTACATTTAAATCTTTAACATCTATTGAAATATGTCCATATGCTTGTACAGCATCACAATGAAAAACTGCATTGTATTTATGTGCTGTTTCAGCTAATTCTTTAATATTTTGAATTGTTCCTAATTCTGAATTTACATATTGAACACTTATCAAGCTTGGATAAGGTACTTCGTTAGTATTATAATAATTAACTTCTTTAATCTCATTTATTAGTGTTTTACTATCAACAAACCCTTGTTTATTAACAGGAATTTTAAAACCAAAAAAATGTGTAAGCTTATCTTGCTTTTCAATATTTAACACTGTTGATGTAATTGATTTATGTTCTGTCTTTGAATAAAAACAATAAACTGTTTTTTCTGTCTGTATCTGTTTATCAAAAAAACCTCTTAGAGCCCAAGTATTGGCTTCACTTCCACTGCTTGTGAAATAAATTTCATTAGGTTCTGCGTTAATAGATTGAGCAACATATTCTCTTGCTTTTTCTATTTTCTCTTTTACACATTTTGCAGAAGAATAAAGAGAAGATGGGTTATAATAATCTTGAAAACTTTTGATTATTGCATTTAACACTGGTAGATTAGGTTTTGTTGTTGCAGCATTATCTAAATATAGCATTTGAATATCCCCTTTGTTTTTCATATTATTCTCTACAATTATTATATATTTCAAGCACCCAATAATAACCATATTTTTCTATTTCAAAAGCTTCTGCCCGTCTAAACACAAACCCTTCGAACATATTATTCTCAACCTTTTCAATATCTTCAAAAAAATCAACTAATTCTTGAATAACAACAATCATAATATAATAGCAATTATGTCTTTCATCATACTTAAAATAAGCCGATATATTTTTCTTTTCAGGCTCTTCTGGATAAGGAACTTCAGGATTGCTTATTGATTTAATTAAAATTTTCATATTGATACTCCTTTAATTTTTTATTATTCTTTATAATTACAAACTAAACAAAGTTTCCAAATAGCTTTTGCCGTTTCTTTTACTATTAAGCCATTCTATATTTTCATCTATCGCTTCATCACGAAACATAAATCTTTTCCCATTTGATGCAACATAAAATATCATATCGTCATATGGTTCTTCTATAACAATAATTTTAGCAAGCTTTTCTATTGGTAAACTCTTTATGTATTCTCTATTTGTCATTTTGTCCTCCAATTATTTATATATTTTTAGTTCTTTTATTCCATTTTCTTATGAGTACAGATTCCTCAGTATCGCCGTAATCATATAAAAAGATAAGTCCACAGTCAGGACAATAAATATGGGGATTACATAAAATATCATTTCGAGTTTTCAAAGTTCTAATATATACATAGCTTTCACCACAGAATGGACAAGACTTTAAATTATCATTCATTATTTTATTCCCCTTTATAAAGCATAGGTTTACCATCTGCATCAACAAGCAATACAAAGCTGCCACGGTTATAAGCATCATCTGATACAACATACATAACTTTAGTCTTATTATGATAAACAATGTCCCAATTTCTTGCTCGTTCAACGGTTATAAACATAGAATTTCCATATTGACAATTTTCCTCTTGAAGAATATCATCATCACATCCGACTAAAGTTATTAATAATCCTAAACTAATAACTAATGCTATTATTTTCTTCCTCATTTTCACTTTCCCCCTTTTCTTATTGCAATTTCTCCGAACAATCCATCTGTAAACCGAATATCTTTTGAATTACATTTTTCAATATGCCCATCTTCAAATTCTAACAACGCAAATACATCTGTGTTTAATTTAAACCAACGATGAAACAATGCTGGCATTGAGTCTTTAAAAATACATGGGCGTATTTCATATTTAATTATAATTTCTGAATTGAAACTTGCCATTTATTATTCTCCTTTAACAAAGTGCTAAATATTTAATTTCCTTTACTTTTTCTTGTAATTCTGGTAAAGCTGAAAGTTCATCTATTAAATCATCTGCTAAATCACGAATATTGTCTAATGCAGATTCTAACTCGTACATATCGTCATCTTGCTCAAGTTCCAATTCATTCTGCAATTCACGCAATTCACTTTTTGAATCTTCAATAATAGATTTTATTTCATCTGAAATATCTTTACCAAGTCTATCTTCGATAAGATTTATTAAATCATCTTCATCTCTGACAAATTCTTGTGTTCCGTCTTTAAGTCTTGCTAACAATCTTACCACTTACTTTCATTTGTTTTATATACTACGCTACATACAATATTTAAAACATTCATCTCATGTTAAGTTGCAATGATTTTAGTAGAGATTCTATCTACTTATTGAACCTTAATAATCCAATCCCCTGACACGGGTTCTGTGTTTTTATATCTGTTATTCCAAGTGTTCACAGACTCATCTAATGTATCATATATCGTGCAACCACATGGTTCACCACTATGATTAGCAATAGGACAGTTTGGATTGTCCTCTATATTGTGTTCTAACATAAATCCAATTCCACTATAAGGATTATCTATATAGTCTTCTGAATGAATATTGCCTTCATCATCACAAACAATAATTTTAGGAAAACCACCACAAAAAGGACAAGGTTTCAATTTTAAGTCAAGCATTATTTTTACTTCTTTCTACTTTCCGTTCTTCAAGTCTTTTCTTATACTCTGTTTCTTTTTTTATTAGTTCACAATATTCAATATCACCAATAACCTCTTTAAAACAATTTTCGCAGAAATCCAAATTAATTTCCCCGTAGAAACTTATTAGCATTTTTACTTTTCTGCGATTTTCTACCTTTAATTCTATGCCACACTTATTGCAATAAAATTTAATCATCTGTTCTTACACCTTCAAAATAAAACTTAATGGGTTCTTGTGTTTCTTTGATTAACCCGTATTTCTTTGCCAAACGAAAAATAAAAACCTTTTCTAACCTTGATAGTATTTTACCTAACTGTTCTCTAAAATCTTCAACCGACATTGTAGATTTATAAAAATTACACATTCTGCAAGCAGGATTATAATTTTCAATATCGTTTGCACCGTCATACCAATACACGCTCTGTATATGGTCAACTTGCATTTCCTTTAACGCAAGTTCACAACCACAATAAGCACAATGACCGTTGTATTTTTCGTAAACTTTTAGTCTTGTAGATTTTGATATATGCTTTCTTGTTGCCAATCTATATTACACCTCTCCAAATCCATTTTAGCCCCACAATAAGGACAATAGTTATACAAATCATTATTGGGTTTACTACCGTCAACTTCGATAATATGCTTAACTGTTTCTGCATTTCGCTTTGAATTAAAGTATATCGTGTATACACTACCGTCTACGAACGGTATATCTAACGCATAATCACCGCATATCTCACGAATTTTTAATTTATTATCCATTAATCAAGCCATCCTTTGCCAGAATTGTATCTTCGTGCAATTGCTGGCAAGGCATTGTAGCAATCGGAGAAAATCTCTAATCTTACAAAATTCACCTTGTGCTCTTATGAATAATATTTCTCTCATCATATATCCTCCTTGAATCCGTGCTCTTTGAGCCAAGCCTTAGCTTTCACTTTAACTTCTGGCGGTACATCTACTATATTGCATATAGCCTTGTAAACCATTGCCCAAAAGATTCTTTCGCTATGTGGTTCAGGAACGCAATATTTTTTCATATACGCCTCGATCTTCTTTCGGTCAAGGCTGAATAACGCTTCGTTGCGTTCCTTTACAAATTCCTCTGGATTAAATCTTGCGTTCATTCTTCTACCTCCTGATTGAGCCACGCTTTTACACCCTCTCGGCATTTAAGTCCTTTGCAATTATCATCATTAGCGTATACGCAATAATTACAAGTACCTTCAAAGTCGATAAACATCACCATTTCCGCAACCGTCATATTCTTGATTTTTTCGTAGTTTGTCATTCTGATTCCTCCTTATTTATAAAATTAATATTTACTGCACCCATATTATTTATAGTTGCCATCATGTCTATAATTTTTAGTGAATCTGCTTGAACAATATGGTTATTTATTATTTCTATTTGTGCCTTAGTTATTGGAAAAGTAACCTTGCACAAATCAACGATGTTGCTTATACATTTTTCTACATTATCAGCCTGAATATCCATTCCATAAACCGACTGCAATGCTGTTGTATAATCTTTCTTTGTCCTACAATGTGAAAATTTTCTTTTTAAGATTTCAAGTATAAATACTCCTTCGCCACAACAGGGTTCAAGGAAACTACTTTCGATATTTTCCCATACATCAGGCGGTATTAAATCACACATCGCCTTAACTTCTCGTTCATTTGTGAATACTTCTCCATATTTTGACACTCTTTCTCTTGATTTAATTTGTTGCATTTTTAGCCTCCCAAAAAGCACGATTCGCTTTAATAAAATAATTATTAATTTGTTTTCTGTTTTTTAACATTGTTTTCTGAAAGATAGGTAAATGTTTATTACACATCTTATAACCTTTTACAATTTCTTGTTTACCACAAATTACACACCTTTCCGTACTATCAAACAACACTCTTGGCATAATTCCTTTTTTCATTCTATATTCAGATGCACGTTGTCTCATTTTTGCAAGACACCGCTTACAGGATTTTTTTGTTGTATCAAATTCAAGTGGTTTTCCACACCTTGTACACAATTTATTTTCCTTGTATTTTTCTCGGAGTTGTTGCCTATACTCTTTTTCTTTTGCTCTAACATCAGCATTATTTTTATACCTATCCTTTATTCTTGCGTTGTTTTTTTCTCCACATTCAAAACAAAGTGCACGTCCATTTAATGTATAAGCATCTTGTTGATGACAAGCGGTACACAAATGTAATCGTTTATATAACTCGTAAGTTTCTTTTTTGTATTGACGAATAGCTTCTTTATCCATTCTACTTTACACTCCTTGAAAATATTTACACTATATATATCTGTTTTTTGATACCTAAATTATTACCTTAAAACAAATTTTATTAATCATCTATTTTAAAATCAGGTGTAATATATGTAATATACTTGATAATATTACTCATACCATCAAGTACACCTTTAGCATAACTTTCAGATTTAACACACTTAGGCTTTTCAGGTATCATATTTGCCGACATTTTACTTTGAAGCTGTGTGAGATATTTAATTAAATTTGCCTTATTAAGATATTCATTGCTTTCAATTTTATTAATCATATTATTTCTCCTTTATTTAAATAAATCTGATAATACTCTTGGCGTATATTTTCTATTATCCATATTTTTTATCATATCTTGAATTTCAGACAAAGATTGAGTATTTATATTACACTTAACAAGATGTTTTATTATAGATAATTCGTCTTTAATCACCCTTCTTCGTTTTAATCTATATTGAAGCATTTTATACATAAGCCAACCTTGATAAGCATTAAGATTATTCAGTTCTATATAATGATAAATATCACTTATTTCTTTATCTACTTCACTCTGTAAATCAAGCAATTCTTGTTTACGCTTTCTTAAATCTTTAAGTGTATCTGAAAACAAATTAACATCTTTCTTGATTTTATCCAATTCATCTGACTTTATGGGTATAGAAATCTCCTGCTTAATCTTATCTATATCTAAATTCTTACAAGTTGAATTATTATTATCGGATATATACTTATCTTTATTAGCCTTGCCAGATACAATATAATCAACAGTATCTTTTAATTCATCATTGTTCATCTCAACTTCTATTATGTAAAAATTATCCCTTAGGTTTTTGCTTAAAGAATTTCTTAAAACATTTTCAATCCTGTTATATTCAATCCATTTACAACCCCATCTTTTATTACCAATGCTAACAAATTTGCCATTAAATTTATCTTTGGAAATATAGTAGCCTTTTCCATTTGTAAGCATATATCCAATCATTTTAAAACACTCCTTTTATTTATTTATTATTATTTTATACTATATAGTGTTGTTAAAAAACAACTTGATTATATAGTATAAAATTAAAGAAATTTATTACTTCTTTTATTAAAGAAATAAGTAATAAGAATATTATAAAAAACTATTAAATATAACACCTATTGCTTTGATATGTGTTTTATTTAATTACTCTTCTAAAAGTTCTGGATTGTCGTATATGTTGCCAATAACACTGCATTCATCTAAAACCTCATAGCTTTCAGCAGAAAGTCTGTTTGTTACTTGGAATGAAATCGTTTCATCATCCCATACGACTTTACCTATGCAATCTGCTTCTGATTGACCGTTTTCTGTGTTGTATGTGTCCCAATAAGCAACAATGTCATTCTCATTATTGCCATTCTTATCCGTCAAACCTGTGTACTGTCCGATTGTTTTGTAATCAATTTCGATGCCTCTTATGCCGTTTGTATTCGTCATTTCGGCAGGTAGACTTTTAAACTGTTCATCATACAATTTTGTAACTAATCCATAAACCCATTCGCCGTTCTTATATTCTGTTAGATGATAACCTTTGTCACGGTTTATCGCTTTACCCTGAATAATATTCTCCCATTTCGTACATCCTCCAATTCAATTTGTACTCGTGCAAGCTCACAAGCTAACTTGTATGCTTTAGCGTGCTTATTATCTTTGTGTGTTTCACTGACAGCTTCTAAAAACTTATCAATTGTATCAGTAAAGCACCCGCACTTTACACAGATATTGCCGTCCTTAGTTTTGAAAAATGTTGTAGTATCGTTTCTACTTCCAATAGGTGATATACATAAAACATCGCTAATTTTATTTATTTTAGCGTTGCCACAGACACGAGCGTTGCCATAGACACAGGCGTTGTCACAGACATAGGCGTTGTCACAGACACGAGCGTCGCCACAGACACAAGCGTCGCCACAGACACAAGCGTTCCCACAGACACGAGCGTTGCCATAGACACAGGCGTTGTCACAGACATAGGCGTTGTCACAGACACGAGCGTCGCCACAGACACGAGCGTTCTCACAGACACGAGCGTTGTCATAGACCCAACAAGTACCTTCATGAGATAGATTTTCTTCTTTTTCGATATATCCACCAATGTCCCCAGCTTTTACAGTTCCAAAATTTTTTAATGCTCTTATACGGTAAAGCGTATGGCTACCTATTTCAATTTTATCATCGTAAAGCATTTCATATTTATTCATTTTTAATCCTCCAATTTTTTATTGTAAATTCCAATAAATTTACAAGTGTTTCTACTTCAAAATTATTAAGTTTCTTAATTCTAACAATCAAGCTAAATAAATCTTCGCTAATTTTTCTGATTTTGTAGTATTCCTCAAAATTATTCATATTTACTAAGCCTCATCTATCTACCAAAACGGAAGATTTCAAAATACAGAATGGACGAACCCCACCGTAACAGCCACCCCAATCCACAAAGCCACTGGAGCAAACGCAGCAAACGCTACGAGCGTAATTTTTATCGTCATAAGTAACTCTGGTAGCAGTCCACCACCAATCTCCATATGCCTTCAGGAACTCTCTGTAACGGCGATAATTCTCGGTAGTGATAATAGAAACATTATCACAACAAGTTTTACCCTTTCCAGTGCCATCATCTGCAATTAACTTAACGGTATGCTTTACAATATTTTCAGCGCCAACAGCAGAAACCAATTCATTGTAAAACTCACCATTGCAATACTTACGAACATCACTGGTAAGATAATCTCTAGATTCGCCAAACTCCATCTTTCTAACAAAATCTTTAGTGATAACTGCGGTAGTGTCTTTTGAATGGTCAAGAATAATATATTCACGATTACCAATTTTCACAACTGAACCAAGTTGTGCTTCGCCAAGAGGAAAACGCTTATCCTCTGTTAAAGTTATTGTACAACTGCCATCATCACTTTTATCACAAGTGACCTTTACATTTAGGATATTATTAATAACATTAATTTTCACATTAAAACCTCTTTATAATTTAGTAATTATTTAAGCTTGCTTGCAATGTCTATACTCAAATATCTATAATCTTTTGCTTGTTTCATTTCTTTGCGAATTTCTTTTAAAATACGAGAAACATTTTTATTTCTAATTCTTTTAGAACTACCATATCTAACAAGATGTTTAACACGATTCTGAGGATATAATTCAACAAACAAACTCATAATATTATCTTTCATTTTATCTATGTTTTTCATTTTATTTATGTTTTTCATATGTTTACTCCGTCAAAAACTCTCTTAAACTATTATAAATATCATTTTCACTTTCAATCCACAGTTCTTTCCAAGTTATAGCATAGAGCGAACCGATAAGACTTCGGGCATTAACCCTGCATTGCGTACAACCATCATTGCCTACCAATTCAATCTTTCCTTTAAGATTTGTTATTACATTTAAAAACTTAAAAACATCACTTTCAGTATCTAATCTAATTTTAAACCTTGACATAATACATTACCCTTCTTTTCCTTCATCTTTCAGCCTCAATATGTATTGTCCATAAGAGAGATGTGATTCTCCATTCTTGTATCTTTCTTCATTTGTATTTTTTAATTCTTCTAAAATTTCATCTATTGACTTAACATTTTCTTTATATTTAACTACTGTTCCCTTATTCTTTTGCCTATTTCTGAATTGAGCTTGTTGTTCAAGATATGCAGCTCTTTTGCAATCATATGAACAATATTTTTGCATATGTGTATCTGCTACAAAAGACAAATCACACCATTTACACCTCTTTTCATATTTATTTTGTTGCATTACAAACACTCCCTTCCTTACATACTTTAATAACATCTCTATGCTTTGCATAATAATATACATTTTTCATACCGTCTAAAGTAAATATATCTACTACTGTGACTATGCCTTTACTTTTCTTGCTCTGCACCACAACTGTATCATTTACTTTAACATCAATAGAGTCTTTAACTTTCCAAATATAAAGTTTATCGCAACTTTTAAACTTTCCATATATGTATTTATGCTGTGAATACAAACTATCTTCAAAGATAAAAGGTATGGTTTTATATCCTAATTCTTTCGCAACTAAATACCTAATATAACCATCGACCAGTAAACTACTTTTGCCATTTTCTCTAATAACAATAGGTTTATCTATATAGCCGTTCTTCTGACAATAATTTCTTATTTTTTCTATTTTATTCTTTTTTGGTTTAGAATCTGTAAAAGCTTTTGGTATTTTGATTATGTCTATATTTATAAAGTCCATTTTAAAATCTCCTTTTCTACAATTAAACTGTTTTTATCTAAAAAGAAAGCGTTGGTTATCAGCAACATTTGATAAGAAATTTGAAAAAGTATATGTTTGTGAAACGCTACGCTTTTTAGATTTCACTTTTCTAACTTTTACTTTTGTTTTCTGAAGTTTATCAACATTAAGTTGATTAAATAATTCTTCATAATCTGGTTCAGTATCCTCTTTTTCAAATACACTACCAATAATTTCAATATTAGAATACATATCACAATTCATTAAGAATTTTTGCACATCACCCTCTCTAACATTTGGCAATTTAATTGAATTACCTTCTTTTGTAAAAAGTGTTACATTATATAGCATTTAAATTCCTCCTAATTTAAACATTATTAAAGTTTATCCACATTTTTTTAAGTCTTTTTTTTCTTTGGCATACATATGATTGCGTACAACCAATTTTATGTGCTATATTGTTCTGATTTTTATTCGCTAATAATCCATCAATGATAGTTTTATCCTTTGATGCAAGAGTTTTAAGATATTCTTCAAATGTGATTTTATTGATAATATCATCTTCAAAAGATATTCTATTCATTACAGCTTGAGAGAAAAATTTATCCTGAATTTCAGCTAAAGATAGACTTTCATTGTTATTTGTTAAAGGTTCGTCTAAAGGAAGTGTCTTATATTTCTTTCCACGTTTTTGAGTATTACGTTTCCTATTATCCATTATTATTGCTGTTTTCATTTTCATACACGCAAAGGGTATAAAAGCCCCTTTATCTTCATCATATTGCATAGCTGATTCGCAAAGAGCAATAGCTAATAAATCATAATGTTCAGATAAAGTTATAGTTTTATAATCATTAATAAATTTATTTATTAAATAATGATATTTTTCTACCATTTTTTTCTGATATTCATTTAAAGATGGCATTTACACTACTCCTTTATACAACCGCACACACTTTGTATATAACATTTTGTATTTCAAAACTTATTTCAAACTCATTATCAGCAAATTGTTTGAATCCATATTCTTTTATTTCGGACAAAGGTATAGAAACAATCCTTGTTTTATGACGATTTCCATTAGAAATAATTAAATTGTCTTGTTTATATTCACTTATTAAATTCTTACCAAGAGTTCTGGTTAAAAGCATAAAAGGATTTTCTAAGTAAATTTCAATAATAGCCTTCTTTAAAATTGTGTTTTTAAATACTTTTTCAAAAGCTGGAATAGTCTTTTTGCAATTTGATTCTTGATTATTACCTTTAAAAAGTGTCATCATACATCACCTCCATTCAAAATTCTTATAATATCCTCTCTGCCTAATCTTTTTATTGGTTTAATTTTGTTTGTTACACATTTACTGGTACTTGTTTTGATAATTTTATCTCCAACTTCACAAATATATATAGCTATATCTTTATCTAAAGCACCAAAGTAATAGTTGAAAATTTCAAATAAATTGGTACAATAATGATAACCCCTTTCGCAAGGCATAATTTCATCTATTTCTTCCGACCATTCATTTTCCTTAAATAAATAATCTCTGCAAACCAAACCTCGTTCTGTTATATTAAATGCTTTATATATCGCAGGTTTTGATTTGAGTTGCGTATTGCTAAAACAATCAAATCCTATGAGCTCTAAATTTTTTGAAACTTTTATAGTAGATAATTTTGTACAATTCTTGAAAGCCCTTCCGTATAAATCAATAACACTATCAGGAATTTTTACACTATATACTTCACTACCAGCAAAACCCCAAGCATTTATAACTGTAACTGGCTTTTCATCTATTTCGTTCGGAATAATAATGCTATTTGAGTTACACCAATTTTCGATTATTACATTACCCTTAACAACCTCATATTCAAAACCATTAAAAATTTTCATTTTTAAAATCTCCTTTTTATTTAAATATTCTTATTGCTTATTTACTTATATGATGATATAATGTAAAATGGTATATTTTATACTTATTTATAAAATTTTATAAAACATTATAAACAATCTACAATTACATCAATTATCCAACTTATATGATTTCTATTTATATTTCATCTACCCAAGATAAATCATCTTCGTCACCTTGAACTACACTAACACTTACCAATTTTGTATTTTTCTTTTCTCCGATTACACCAGCCTTTCTTAATCTCTCAAATAACCACTTTTGTCCTTTACCAGTAACTCTTGTTGCAAAACCACCTTTACCCCAGTGATTCAAAACAGGAATATACTCAAAATACTTTTTATACATTTGATATGGCTCATTAGTTCTCATTAAAATCTTCTGCTGTCTTAACCAAAGAAGAATTGCATTTCTTCCAATCGTTTTACCAGTTTCCTTACTTACCATTTTCGCAAATTGGCTCATTGAAATAGTTCCTTTGCTTGCTGTGATACCTTCTGCAAAGTCAACTTTTGGTTGATTTTCTTGAATAATATTTTCCTTTTTAGTATTCTCGGCTTCAAGTGCTTTATTTTCAGTTTTAAGAACACCAACCTGATTACTAAGATTATTCATTGCCATAAAAGTTGCTCTAAGTAACATTCTTGTTGGTTCATCAGCTTGTGGCAAGTAAGCATCAATAATTTTATCCGTGCTTTCATCACAAACCTTTATCTCTGTACTTGTTAAACCTTGATTCCTAAAGTATGTATTTACAAGCTGTCGTTGTACATCCCACGCAAGGTCATCAGTAAAGGATTTTACAAGCATTAGATAACCACTCTCGGTGAGGAGGGTGACAGTCTTTGAAACACCGCCCTGCGGTCTTGTTATACCAAGCGTACGAATTTCGTTCGGCTGGTTAATTATAAAGTAATCAACGCCTTCAATAAGATGTTGCTTATTCTGATTGAAATTTCTTCTTGCTGTTCCATCAGGTCTGCCGTGGCATTGGTCGATTTCCTTGAGAGTAACCACTCTTTTGCCTTTATATTCCTTAACTACAACGGCTGTGTCGTTAATCATCATTGTCTTATTTTCATTCATATTATTTAACTCCTTTAAATTGTCAATAAATCTTGTTATTTGTCTTAATATGTGTTAATATAAAATTAAAGAATACTATATTACAGAAAGGAAAACCTTTATGAATGATTTATCACCACTTGAAATAAAAATACTTGAACTACTTTCAAACCACCCTCATGGTCTGGAAGAAGATATTATTTATTCCAAAATTAAAATCAAATCCAAAAACGCCTTAGAAAGTATACTTGATAATCTTGATACACAAGGTTTGATTGCTAAAGTAAATGATTTTAAAAATAATAAAACTGTTTGGACTGGAAAATGGGCAATTCTTGAACAAGGTAATTCTTTTCTGTTATGCTATAAGTCAGTTTGTAAACAAACAAATTTCAATAAATGGAAAGAATGTCTATATAGTTTCATTATTGGTGTTTTAGTTGGGTTCATCTGTAAATGTTTCTTTTAATAAATCAATTTGTTATCTTACAAATAACTTTTCCAAAAAGGTAAGAACATTCATAAATAAAATACCCAAAATGTAACTTATAAGACAAATTCTTCTATCTTCTTTTGTCTTATATTTGTACCCAAGATTATATACCAACAAACCGCCTAAAACATAAATCAACAAACAGCCTATAATTTTCATTATCCAATCCATTATTTTCATTCCTTCTAAATTAAATTTATTGTAGATAATATCATTCTAACCTTTTATTATAGAAAAAACATTCCGCCAAATTGTACTTTTGCGTGATTAGAAATGTATTTTTTTACAAAATCTAATATTTCATTTGCTTGCTCAACTGTACAATCTTTTGCTTCAAAAATCTTAACAATTTCTTCTGCAATTTTCTCGCCTGATTCATCAATTTGCATTTTATCACTCCAATCTATTAACCAACCACTGTACTATACTTTGCTACATAATCTATATCCTTACTTCTATTAGCTAAAGGCTTAAGTCCTTTTTCTTTTAAAAAATCATACAAGAATTGCTTACCTTTATAAGTCCATTTAAGTGAACGGCGTTCTGCACAACTATATCTATCAAAGCAAGAAACTGTTTGTGCGTAATCTTTATCAGCATATTGCTTATGTAATACCCAACGACCATTAACCTTAAACTGTATCTTAAATTCATTTAACAAACTATTAAGCTGTCTACTTGTCATTCCGTAGTCTTTAGCAATTTCTGTTGCTGTTATCAATCTACCATCATCAATAAGATGTTCAGCAAATTCAGCTTTAGGACTTATTTCATTCAAAAGATTTTGCTTCTTAGCATTTTCTTCTGTAAGCAACTTGTTTTTCTCTCGTTCTTCTTTAAGAGCTGTAAAAGCCTTGATTGCTAAATCAGGATTATTCAAAAGCTCGTCTGTCGCATACATTCCTGTTTTGCGAATTGAGGGGAGAACCTCATCAAATACCCACTTTTCAAATTTCTCTGCTGTCGGAAGTTTACTGTGAGTAATAAGGCGGTAAACATCACCTTCGGTGATAAACTTTACTGGTTGAACTCCTCCATTTGTAGGGGTCATTAAAACAGTGACACCCTTACAATGTGCAACAATAGCATTAGCTGGTTTTGCATACCCTAAAGCCTTGCCCACATCGTTCCCACAAAAAAGTACTTTTCCATTTTCTTCTACTGTTTGAATATTGCCAAACTCGGTGTTTTCAAAAACCTTCAAATTACTACTCATTTCTGAACTCCTTTCATTTCTCGGCGGATAATTCAAAGCACTTAATCCCGTATTTTCATAAAGTTCTGGAATTACATTTTGAATTATCCAATCTCTTGCGTTCTTACCTCTTTGTGACTTAACATTATAAATAAGACTATAAACACCGTTCTTATTTATAACTATCATTTTTTGAGAACCACCAGTAGTATCAACTAAACAATACATTCTGTCTTTTTTGTCAACATGGGTTATTGTAGTATTTCTTGTATTTACATATCCTAAGAACTCTCCTAAATCCTTACTTATAAGAAAGAACTCATTATCAATACACACAACTCTCAATTTGCCGAAATCTTTATTTGTAAATGTTTTAACAACTTCGTACATTTCATCATACCTTTCTATTGTACTTTTCCTAATACTGTGATAAAAAGTATCAATCAATTATTTAACAAAAAAAGCTAATAACAAATACACCGAAACTAATGCCAGTACAGAAGATATTAATAACACAAGAAATAAGGAATGGTCGCAATCTTCGATTATTTGGACAAAAGTTGGTATTATCGCAGGTATTATTTCTGCCATAACAGGTATTTTGGCATTTTGTAAGTAAATTAAGTATTGATAAAAATGTAATTGTAATATTAGAAATCAATGAAAATAACACGATGTAATTCATCTAAGTTTACCCCTTTCAAACCATAAAACTAATTGACTACTATTTTACCTTGTGATACTATATAAGTAATATATTGTAGAAAGAGGTAAAATATAATGTTAATTACAATCTCAGACATTCCTATATTCCCCGATGATGGAATATGGCGTGGGCGTATTAAAATCCAATCACCTTCTAATTGTCCAATGTGTAACAGTGTTACACAAATCGAACCTTTAAATAATTGGCTTATTCAAAAAGACGATGAAAATGCCGAATTATTTTCATTTTACTTTTGTAGTAAGTGTGAAAAATTTTTTATTGGTCATTACGAAGTGTTATATTATCAAACTACAAATTTAATTTCCTTTTCACCTAAAAAATCTTACAATACAAAAGATTTTCCAAAACTTATTAAAGAACTATCGCCAGATTTTTGTGAAATTTATAATCAAGCGTATATAGCTCAACAACAAGGTTTAACTAAAATATCAGGTATAGGTTACAGAAAAGCTCTTGAATTTTTGGTAAAAGACTATGTGATTTTTTTAAACCCTAATGAATCAGTTAATATAAAATCCCTTAATCTCTCATCATGCATAAGTAAATATATTGAAAGTTCTCAGATAAAAAGTTTAGCCACCGCTGCCACATGGATTGGTAATGACGAAACTCACTATATTAAAAAGAATTTAGACTACAACATAGAAGATATGCTTGTATTTATTGATGTTATGGTTTCATTTATAAATACAGAACTTGTTATCTCAGATGCACGAAAGTTGACTAAACCTAAAAATAACAATAAAAGCCAAAATTCAACCAATTCTAAAAATTAATCTTTTCTGTTTGTATAAAAACTACCAAGAATACTTTTTAATGTTTCAAGTGGAAACTCATCCACAATATTACTACCGTTATCTTGTGTTTTACCTACTAATTTTTCTGATAATAATTTGCCACTAAGTGACAAATATTGCATTTTGCGAGTCAAAAGGCGTTCATCGGTATTTCTACCAGCACTAATATCAACAAGAAACACATTCCTAATAATAGGAACAAATTCTAAATTTGTATTAGGCTCTTTATCTGTTGTATCTTCTTCCCACAATAAAACACCTGATAAAGACCTATATTGCGTTTTAAAATTTGTTTTTAGAAAGTTATCTTTACTATAAAATGGTGTTGTAATTTTTATAACAAGAATAACTTGTGTACTTTGAATTTTATTAATATTCATATCATCTTCATACAAATTATTGTTTTTTCTATAATCATTCATAAATACATTCCTTTCTTTAAAATTACCCAATAATTATTTAACTACCTAATTAAAGAAAATAAAGCCTTGACTTATGTAAACTATTAAATTATAATATAAATAGCAAGTTATCATTATATAATTTGTAAATTATACATAAGGTGGTAGTTAATTATGAAATTAAATCCTGATTGCGTTCGTGACATTCTTTTATCTGTTGAATCAATATGTACCTGTAATCGTATTATGAATTACAACAGTGACTCTGAAGACAATCCTAAATTATTACGCAAATACCCTTGTGATGAAATTGTTTATCATATTCAACAATGTGATAAACATGGATTTTTAGTTGATGTAAATATTCGTATTGAAGACGAGGTTTACTATATCAACATAAAGGATTTATCTCCACGAGGTCATGCTTTTATTGCTAACATAAGGGAAGATGATATTTGGAATGAAACAAAATCAATAGCCGAAAAGGTAGGTAGCCTGTCTTTACCTATATTAGCTCAGATTGCTGAAAATGTTATAGCAGAACGAATTGAATCACAAACCAATCTTAATTATCAGTAATTATCAGTAAAAATCTTATTCATTTTCATTTTTATTTTCTTTACTATTCTTTTCTTCAATGTACTTTGCATAAGCAGAATGACCTGCTTCTCCTCGCATTTTTACATAGTCGTGAAATTCTTTCTCTAAATCTGCCATTATTAAAATCCATTCTATTGCTTTATAGGCATGGTCTGCTCCCTCAACTTTATAAGGAAGTTGCGTTGCGTGCTGATATGAATATGCCAAACCAAACACAATTTCTTTTAAATCTTTATAACTACCGTATTTATTCATATTACTGTCCCCTTCTTTAAATTAAATCATTGTTAAACTGTTCCTACATTAGCATTTTTAACCTTAATGCCTGCTGAATAACCTTTGATGAGCATAAGAGCAAGCTTCTGTTCATCACTTGTCATTGTCTTTAATGTTTCGAGTAACTCAATAGCACTTTCAAAATTATTCATCTTGTCTTTCATGTTTTTCACCTCGATTTCTAAACTATGTTCATATTATAATGCACTCTGTTCAGTTTGTCAAGTGCTTTTTTAAAAAAACTTGACTGAGTACAGAAAATATGTTATAATAACATTAATTAAAGGAGGTGACAATATGATTTTAGGTGAAAGAATAAAGTTGCTAAGAAAAACACTTAATTTAAGCCAATCTGAATTTGGTAAAAAATTAGGAATAACTGAATCAGCAGTGTGTTCATACGAAAACAATCGCCGAATCCCCAGCGAACAAGTTATTATGGCAATTTGTAGAGAATTTAATGTAAATAGACCTTGGTTAATGGACGATGAAAAAAACGATATGTTTTTACCTGAACCAATTGGAATACTTGATGAACTAATTGTACAATATAACCTTAATGATACCGAAATGGAAATTTTAAAAAATTATTTAGCATTATCTATAACAGAGCGAGAAGAATTTATAAAAACACTAAAAAAAATATTTTAAATTATTAAAGCTCTCTACCAATAATACAGTAGAGAGCTTTAATTTTATTTTTTAGACAATACCCAATCAGCATAAATTCTATGTATATAACAATATATTCTACATAGTACCTCCTCATCATCTATCTTATCAAGTAATATCATTATCCACTCTTTATATTTCATTTTCACCCCTCCTTTCTTTTAATTATAGAACATTTGTTCGTACTTTACAAGCTAATTTATTTCACAAAAAATAGAAATATTTTTATTAAACCCTTGACTTTAGTAAATTATCAAATTATAATATAAATAACAAGTTATTGTTTAATAATTTGTAAATTATACATAAGGTGGTATCAGGTATGGAAAATATGAAGAAAACGAAAAAATTTTTATTAGATGAAAAAAGTACAAACGAAGAAACCTTAGACAAAGAATTTTTAGAAGAAGAAAGCTTAGACGAAGAAGAATCAGAAGAAGAAACTTTAGAAGAAAGAACAAATACAGTTAAGACATGGATTGTACTTATTATACTTTCTATTGTAGGCATTTGTTTTATGATTAATTTTTTTAATACTTGCTGTACAGGTGAAAAAACTTATCATGAAAAAGAATGTGATTGGTGCGGTAGATTTGAAGAATGTAAAATGTACACAGTAAGTTATGTAAATGGGTATAATAATAATGGTACTTTTAAAGTCGATTACGATTTTATGTGGTTTAGCGATGATTGCATTTATAAAGCTAAAAACAGTGGCAAATGGCTCAAAATAGATTAAATATACATACATATAACTATTCTCACCTTTCAGAACGGCTTACAAGCCGTTCTTTTTGATTATAAGCACATTTTAATCACCCTTTTTTCGTTTTGCATTGGAATTTGTTTCTAATAATTTATAACATTTTAGTAGCTTTAAATGTAGAAAACAGCATAATTACATTTTGTTTTGACATAATTTCAAATAAACTCCAAATTAACAATAAATTCCCATTTATAATATTTGATAAATCTTCAGATAATATAAATATGAATATTGCATTTTGTGATGATGAAAAAGCTACTCTTGAAAATTTAATAAAATTAACAAAAGATATTATTGCTAAGTATGATAATTATAATTTTGAGTTTAACTTCTTTGCCTATACCAGTCCATTAGAACTCTTAGAAGCACATTCAAAGTGTCCTTTTGATGCTGTTTTTCTTGATATTGATATGCCAGAAATTAATGGATTAAACTCAGGTGACAAGTTATATACTAAAAATGAAAGCATTATTATTTTTTATGTGACAAGCTATACAGAATTTATTGGTGAATCTATTAAGCATAGAGTATATCGTTTTATAAAAAAAGGAGATGAAAAAGCATTAACCGAAGGTATACAAGCTATGCTTGAAGATTTTGCTACACTTCATCAAAGATATGTCTATAAATACAAAGGACAATATTACAGTATAGTTTTAAATCGAATTTTTTATTGTGAAAGTAAAGGTCATAATATTAGAATTGTTACTGACAACGATATTTTTACTCAAAGAATTTTAATTAAAAATTTGATAAAAGAACTACCTCCTGTATTTTGTCGTTGTCACTCTGGATACATTGTTAATCTTAGAAAAATAAGAGATATAGAAAGAAACAAAATAACACTTATCAATGGTGTTGAAATTCCTATGAGTGCCAAATATTCAACTGAAGTGATTATTAAATTTACAACTTATTTTTAATACGCTTAAACGAAAACCGTTCTTAAAGTAATAACTCTGAGAGCGGTTAATTTTTATTGAATTAAACATTAAAAATAAATCATTGTTTAACTCCAAGATAGTCCATAAGGGCATTTTGGAAAATTTTAGAACAATTTACATCATCTTTATCAGCCATATCTGTAAGCCAAGCTGGAAGTGAAAGTGTTTTTTAACAAAACGATTATTTAGTTTATCGCGAAATGAGGGCATAAACACTTCTATGACTGTTGGAACTTGATTTTTTCTAATACAATATCCTGAATTGCAGTTGGAGTAGTGATTTCTTCACCACCTTCTTAGCTCAAATCCAAACTCATCAATTTTTTCGCATATATATAAGTAAATGAATATGTTCTCTCCACAAATTTATCCACGCTTTTAATACCTCATTTTCGTGGATAGACTATATTCCTTAAATATATAAAATAAGATTATATAAATATTATAACGGCTTGAAAATAAAAAATTGAGATTGGAGGGTGAAAAAATTCTGAAAATTGATAAGAAATTTACCAATAAAAATAAACTTTGTATTATTTGTTTATTTCAAGTAGATTGGATATTATATTGTAGAATAGTCCTATTTGGCTTTAAATTGTCCTGTAACACACTTTATTTCATTCTTAGTATATTTTTCCATGCCTTCTATTTAAAACGCTTATAGAGCCTTAAAACTAAGCATAATGATATATATTTTTAAAAACAAAAATAAGCTGACAGAACGAATTGTTCCATCAGCTTACGAGAGCGGTTTATTTACCATCATTGTCAATCAAATTATATCTATTGGGTATTGGCTGTAAATCTTCCACTTTACTAATATCTCTCCTGTAATTTATGCGTGGAGGAATATATTTTAAAATTTTTTCTTTTCCAAACCTTTGATAATAACCTCTTACCTGCCAGCAAGGTTTTATTTTTCGATAGGTTCTTATATTTTTAATATTATTTTTATGTGTTTCATCAGATAAAATGTATCGTGATATTTTAGATTTTAAAGTTATTTTTTGTCTATACCCTCCATTTCCATTTTTCTTTTTACTTTTTTTAGGTTCTTCTACCTTGATTAATTTATATTCAACATCTGGATTATAGTGCTGCATATAATAAGATATTGCATTTACAAGGTCAAGTGCAAAAGTACCTATCTGTCGTGCATAATCCGACATATTATAAATTCCATGTTTTGCAACCATTTGATTATTAAAATCTATTGGATTATTATTATCTTTGTTTAAATTAACTTTTATACCATAAAATTCACCATCTTCACTCGGTGTATTTCTATACACACATTCTACTGTCCATACTTTCTCAATCTTATCTTTTTCAGTTTCAAATATAGTTATTTTCCATTCAGTAGCACTAAGATATTTTACATAATAATATCGTACTATATCCTCAGGCAAACCATTTTCTTTTAATGCTTTATCTATAGCCTTTTTTTGGTCTTCGATAGAAAGATTAGAAAAATAAACAGTTTCCTCAAAACTCTTTTCTATAATCTTTCTATTTGCACCTTTTTCGGTTAATATGATTGTATAATCACTAAATAAAGGTGGAACATATTCTCTCCTGATGTGTTTTTCAAGAGAATCCCATATTTTTTCCATAAATTTGTTATCGACTTCTATAATAGTTTTAGTTAAAATTTGTTGAAAAGAAATATCAGACATATATTTTCCACCTACTTTATATAAGTATTAGTTTATTCAAAATAATAATCCATTTTAACTTTTAAAGTTTTAGTATCATTTAAAAGCTTAATTATTTTTTGATGACAGTTCTTATCCTCAAATATTTTATAATCTGATTCTTTATTTTTTTGTTTTTTAAAAGAACAATCTTTAAATTCATTATTAAACAACCAATCTTCAATTTTGTTATCAAAAATTGTTCCAATAATACAAATATTATCTGCTATTTCATTTTTGTTTGCTCTTATAGGATAACAAGTTTTGTCTTTATGGTCTATGACCATATATGTAGCAAGCTGAGGAATATAAGATACTACGCCAAATTTATTTATTCTTGTATTATTTTTATCATCCAATATAATTCTAACTATATCTCCCACAAAGATATAACATCCATCACCATCTACAATTCCTATTCCTTCTTGTTTTATATACCTACTATCATTATCAAGAAAAATAAGTATATTTTTTGTTGGTTCATTTTTATATAAATAACCATCTTGGTTGACCATTATATTGTTAGAAGTTACAAAGACTTGATTTTTCTTATCATATATTCTAAACATACTTATCTCCATTCATTATGTTTTCTTATTCAAATTCGGTTTCAGGTGCAAGTGAAAGAATTTTTTGTCTTGATTGCTCATCAAGATTTTTACAACCTTTAAAAGCGTATTTACTTATATAATTTACGCTTTCAGGAATAGAAATACTTCTTAAATTAAAGCAATATATAAAAGCACTATCTTCTATTCTTTCTATTCCATTTTCGATTTTTACTGTACCTATATTTCTTTGAGAAAAGGACATAAATATAATCTTTTTTATTTTAATAAAACCTATTTCATTTGGGATTATAATATCTACTGGTTCAATTTCTCTTTCCTCTGCTTCTTGCTGAAATATTTCATCATAATTGTCAATACTTGCTTCTTTAGAATTATTTCTATTTAACATAAGAGAAAATTTTCCATATTTAGCGAATCTATATCCGTCTTTAGATGTGCTTATTTTAGTTTTTCCACTTTCCTTTTTTCTCTTTTTAGTTATTTCTCTATCCAATAAGTTTCTTTTATTTTCCTTATCGTTATACCATTCTTTTAATGTTTCAACAGGTATCTCATAATGATTTGCAAATTCCTCTATTGTCATTCCTGAATTATCTATCACTTCTTTTACAGTCCACATAATTATACTTCCTTTCAAATATTAATTATTTTTATTCTTATTTTTCCATTGGCGATAATATAAAGCTTTTTCAGATATTTCATCATCTGGTAGTCCATATGCACCCTTTGCATATGGTGTATGAGCATTTAATACCTTCATACTTATATTTAATTGTTTACAAATTTCTTGATTAGTAAAACCTTGACATTTTAAATCAAATATATTATCAGCAAGTTCATCTTCTATGTCAATACCAGCAGATAATAAGGTTTTAACAACTTTAGAGTAAGATATTCCTAAAATTTTTCCAACCGCAGACTTAGAAGAAGCCGATTTATATTCATTGATTATATCTTTAGAACTTATTTTAAAATCTGCCTTCATATTATCACCACTAAATTATTAATAAAATTTTTTAAATTTTATATTTATCAAATACTTCTTTTCCAAGAATTTTTTCAAATTCTTTTTTCTTCTTTTCTTTTTCTTTACTTGCAAAATATTCTGCAATAAATTCACTCTTCTTTTTTAATAAACCTTTTTTACTAAAAATTAAATCAAATACACCCCAAATACCAAGTAGAATTACAATTATATTACATATTAACCCCCAAATACTTGTATATTCTTCAAAACATTTAGATATATTAACAACCATATTGCATAGTGATATTAATATAATAATAAAAATTACTAATGTAAAAATAGTAAATATAATTTTCATTACATATCTTTTAATTTTATTTGCACTTTTAGATATTTCTGATATAGCATTGTCTATAGCTTTTTTATTTTTATCTTGTTCTTCTTGATATTTTTGAAGCATCTGCTCAGATTTTCCATATTCATTACCTAAATACATTTTTTTGATATAATTCTGTAATTCAGGCACATGACTTTCCTTTATATTTTTAGGATTACCATTTGTCATATTCATCAACTGCCGCCTACAATAAATATCAGTACGAATTGCAACTGCTTCTTCGTCAGATATGCCGCCATTTTTTCTATATTTTTCTACTATATCAAAAAAATTTTCCATAAATGTGTTGGATGGTTCAAGACTTATTAACGCATTTTCGATTAACTTAGATTTTGGATAGTCCTTATTTGTTGAATAATTTTTTATCCAAATAATTGATGACAAATCAATATCAGAAATTACACATGATATTTCATTTTTATTTCTCTGGCTAAAGAAACTATTTACATTTGCTTCTAATTTAGTATTAGGTGTAACAAAAATATATCCACATTTTTCAATTTCATTAGATTTATTTCCAGCTCTTAAAGCATAAATACTTGAAACACTATTAACATCTAAATCAAGCGCTTGTTGATTCTTATACAAAATATTATTTCCTATGAAGTCTCGTAATTCTGCACAGTTAATATCACATTTTTTGTAATCCTTTTCATTAAAATTTGGATTAATAATTTCAATCCCTATTGAAGAAATTCTTCTTTCTAATATTGCTAAAAAATTATCAACATCATTAGGTGTAAATCTTTGTTCATCCCACGCTTCAAGTGTATTAAATGAAGTTGGTTTTTGATATAGATTTTCCAAATTGTGTTTATATGCTCTTAATATATTTTTTATTTCTAACATTGTATATTGAAAGCAGCACACCTTTGCACCTTTATTCTTTAACATTTCTATCATTTCAAGTGCATTCTCTTTTTCAGCTTTCAATTTAAATCCAAGAGCCTGAATGATAATTGTTGTGTCTAAAAAGAAAGAAGTATCTTTGAATTTAGATTTAACCATATTTCCAGTTTTTGACTCCGTAGATATAGCCGCTGACACAAAAAAACCTTTAACCATATCATTTATATAATCAAAAATAATGCTTTGTCTATTATTTTCATCTATTATAAAGTTTGCAATATAATAATCTAATTTTCCATTCTTCTGAGTTACCATTTCTAAAATTTTAGGATTTTTGACAACAATAAATCCTTTTGTTACAAAAAAATCTATTAAAGCTTTTATAGATTCATCTGTATTATAAGATGATTGAAAATGTTCATTTAAATATTGAGACAAAGATTTTCCAACTTTTTCTCTATGTTCTTTATATATTTGTCTTTGTTGATAAATCTTTTCTGCCTCAGAACTTAAAGATTTAATCAATATATAATTATTATGTTTTTTTATTAATATTTTAGGTGAAAGCCTATTCAATAAGCATCTAATAACATTTGTTGGTATATTTTCATATCCAAATTCTTTTCTAAAATAATTTTTAATTTTTGAAATATCCAACTGTTCATTTACTTTAGTAGTTCTATCTATTGAATATTTAAGAAAAGGTATCAATAAATCGAATAAATCTTTTTGTTGACTATTCCAAATTTCATTCAACATAGCTGTTCCAATTAAAACATTTTCATTCATATAATCCAAACTCACCTCTGTTTGAATTATATCACAATTAAAATTATTATTCAATAAAATATCACCTCATTAGACAAAAAATTATATATATTCCATACCAAGTTCGATACTGTTATACATTTCTTTTATTTCACTATCAAGCAATCCTATATATTTTAGCGTGGTTTCAACGCTGGAATGATTAAAGCATTTTTGAAGAATCGTCAATGCTTTAGATTTATCCATTGCTTTATGCCAACACCAAAAACCCCAAGTCTTTCTTAAAGAATGAGTGCCTATATTTTCTTTTATTCCAGCTTCTTTGGCGGTTTTTTTTAACATTTCATACAAAGCGTGATATGAGATGTGTTCGTTTGAATTATCTGTTGCAAAGAAAATATAGTCTTCCAAATTGGTTATAGGAAAATTTTCCACATATTCGTTTATTGCCCTTCGTACAGTTTCATTGAAGTGTAAACGAACAAATTTATTTTGTTTCTTTTGTTTTTCAGGTTTTAAGTCATAATATTCTTTAAATTTTTCCACAGTACCATCAGAATTAAGACTTTCAATAAAAAAATTCCACTTTAGCTTAATCAAATCACCAGCACGAATACCAATGTTTATTCCAACAAGAAAAACTAATTTATTTCTTCTTGCTCTTTTTTCCATTGTATTAGCTCTTGATTCAGCTATGTGTTTATTAAAGACCTCCATCATACTTTTTATTTTTTCCTCAGTATTAAAAGCAAAAACTTCAGAACTTTCATCTTCCTTTTTATTACACTTTGTATCTTTTAAATTACCGTCTTTCTTTCTCTTTTCTGTTTTTCCGTATGAATGTAATAATATAATAGAAGTGTCTGTTTCGGAATTTATTATCTTATAATTATCAATTAAATTCATCAT